TAACTAATTTAGGGGAAATCAACTAGCGCCGGCCCTGTTTTCATCATTTTTTGGGGCGAGATTGCGCGGACGGTAGTAACAGACTGAGGTGGTTGATATGTCTGTGTTGTATTGGAGTGTAACTCAGTTGGTTAGAGTGTCGGCCTTGGGGGGTTAATGTAAAGAACATATTCAAAGAGCAAGGATTGAAAAAAGCAAGGGCAGTACTTGTGCCCTCCACCAATAAGCCGGTGGTCGCGAGTTCGAGTCTCGCCGCTCCTATCTAAAAATGAATATTGCGAAAACAGCCGGCAAAAGAGTGTTGTCGTTAAGTGAATGCGCGGATCCTCCAGCTGTGGTGATGGGATCTATTCATTTTTAATTAAATTGAACACTATGATCGTATAGTGTCTATACATTGAAACGATATACATGTATAGCGTTATGCTCCTACCGATACGTTAAATCGGGGAATTGCACTAGGGATTTTATAATTGGTGTGTATATAAATTTAGGATAGAATGGTGATTAAATTGATTGAGTGCAGAATTAATTTAAAGCGATTCTATTCCTGTAAGCTATTGAATTATTACATTATTAATTAACGAGGCGATATATTTTTTGTAAATATGGACGTGGTGTGGCTATGTAGACCAACTAACAGTGTCTAAGCATAGAGTAGTTAAAATAATCATGTAAGATTCTTTATCTTACACATATATTATATCTGTATTAAATTTGATGACTATCCTATTGATTTTCTAAAAAATTTATGATATAATATATATGTAAGATAAAGAAAACGGACAAGACTTTGGCAGGTGACCTCTTATATTAGAGTGGAAGATGCAAGTTCGAGTCCTCTTCAAGAACTTTTATTTTATTTCAAACAAGAGGGAGAAAAGATATGTCTTATTATTACACTTATTACATTGGAGTTCAAAAGAAAGATGATAATCTTATTTATCCTCTTGGCCCATATAATTTTTATGGAGATATGACACCCGCTTTTACTGTATCAAGGAGTTTTTCTTCTGATCTTCATGAAAAATTTTCTAGGATTTTAAAGGCGGTGGCCTCTGATGATCTTAAAAAGGAATTCCCATATGAGGGATGGGAGGAGAACGACGAGAAATATTGTTCACTTAAGATGCTTCGGGTAGCTGCCCTTCCCGCACCTAACTTCATTAAAAGCGGTTATGTACTTGTTGATGACGTTAAAAAGTATGAGAATGGAGATTATGATGATTTAAGTGAGCTCTTTCAAGAAGTTATTTCGCCTACTGTTTATGCGAATATGCTAAGCAATGAATTGCTTTTGGGCAAAAAAACTGAGTATGTTCCTTTAAACGAAGAGGGGGATGAAATAGCAGAGCTTAGTCAATCAGTTGGAGAATATATGTTTTATTCTTTTCCTGATTACAATAGCGAAGAATATGAATCTTTTATTATTAAAAATTTTGTTACATCTATGTCCCTTTCTGATAAGGTTGCGGTAGATGATAAACTTGTCATTCTGCTGGCAGAAGGTTAAATGCTGAAGTGGTGCAACTGGCGAGACACGACGGTCTTAGGAACCGTCACGCAAGATACAATGCGGGTTCGACCCCCGCCTTCAGTAAGCTTGATTTTTATAGTATATATGTAAATCGCGGGTGAAATTGTAAGGCCAATATTCCGCCACCTTACTTAAATCGTTTCTTTTAATTCTTTGTCGTATGAGAAACTAGGGCGGTGAGGGGTTTAAATGCGGCAGCCGCCGACACATGACATACGATAACATGCGCGGGTATGGTTTAACAGTAGAACTTCGGTCTTCCAAACCGATAGCACGAGGGCAGCACTCGTTATCCGCTTATTTTTTATTAATCAAAAGGAGAACAACTATGGAAACCAAGGAAAGAATTCTTGATGCTATTGAGGTCATTACCACTGAAATGGATTATATCTATGAAGCAATTAAAAATATTGATAATTCTGTCCCTGCCAAGTCTGCGGCGATTGCAGAAGTTGTTCGGGAAAGAGAACAGACCAACCGTGAACTGATTGACTTTTGCAAGCAGTTGCTTAATGATTGTAGCTGTGATGACGATGATATTTTTTAATAAAATATATACCTAACATTTGTTAGGTATTATCCGAGGATGAAGTGTAATGGTTTTGCATCCATCTTTTGGGAAGATGGGGAGCGGTTCAATTCCGACATCTTCGATTTTTGGGCGAGTACTCAAGTGGTTGAAGAGTTCTGACTTGAAATCAGATAGGCGGTTGATCCCGCGCAGGGGTTCGAATCCCTTCTCGCTCGGACATATGATGAATCAAGCTAATTAAAAGCAGTTAGCTTGATTTTTTTATAAAAATATGATATAATATATATATAAAGACAAAAGAGAGGCTATCTCAATGAACAAAAGAAAAAAGAAAATTATTGCTACGGTTTGCTCTGCTGTTGCGGTAACTGGACTAGCCATTGGAATTTCTTTAATGCAAGCCCCGCATTCATATGCGATTGACCCTCCGACTGAAGAATGCGGCGTTGGCAGGTCTGTGTCGTATTGGGACACGCTTTTTACGGATTCAAGGGGCGCCACCGCGTATGGATGGGAGATTGAGGAATGTATTAGAGAATGTATGCTTGAGGCCGGCGGAGAGAGTGAAGCCGATATTAGAGAGCATTGTGCTATTTATTGTAAACAGCTTCTTTATACTCAGACTATTGGCGGTTTTGATGATTGGGGAACCTCACTTTATGGAATTGTTCATAGTCATGCATATGCGGCAACCCGAGATTATATTTGGACAGAGGCTGCCGCCCCCACAGATAAAGTTAGAGAAATTTTTTGGGATGTGTGGAACAATGGTTATGATTCTGATTTTCGCGTTCAGTGTTTTAGAAGTGGATATTATCATGATTTAACTTGGTCGATCCCCGCATATCAAATTGGTAATTCTTATTACAGCATTAATATTTATCAAGATTTTAGTATGTTTGGATGGAGTAAATAATTATGGGAATAATTGCTAGTTTTGTTATTGGTGCGGTAGGAGCTTTTGCTCTAATATGCGGGTATTATTTTGGTAAAATCAGCACTCATACAGAATATACAAAAGTTATAAGAGAATTAAAAGATAAGATTAGAGACTTAGAGCTTCAACGAGATTGCCTTAAAAAGACGTGTGAAACACTTGATTCTGTTGCTACTCATTTTTACAAGAGGACAAAAAAGCCAGAAAAAGAAAAAACAAATAATACAATAAAGAATGGAAAACTTCCTCAGCATTATGTTTGTGGAGCTTCTAGTTGGCAAACGATGCCACAAGAGCAACAAAAGCTAATAGCGCCATATTTCGCACCACATTACACTGTTGTGACTGGTAATGGAAATAAATGGATTTTTTAAAAGACAGGAGAGATCAGTAAAAAAGATCTCTCCTTGATTTTTTTTAAAAAATATGATATAATATATATGTAAGATAAAGAGAGAGGAACAAAAGGTGATCTAAAAATAGAAATCTTCCTCTTGATTTTTTAAAAAAATTATGATATAATATATATACAAAAGATAAAGAAAAAGGAGATTCTTCAGATGGATCAGATGCTGGATATGGTAGAATTTGAGGATGAAATGCAAGAAGGTGCGGAAGCTCCCAATGTTGAAGCGTTCTCTAACAGCTCTATTAAGATGTATCTTAAAGAAATTGGAGAATATCCCCTTCTTGAGAAGGAAGAAGAAGCATATCTCGCAAAGAAGGCGGCGGCCGGTAATCAGACTGCACGAGACCGCATGATTAAGCATAACTTGCGGCTGGTTGTTTACATTGCAAAGAGATATATGGGTCGCGGAATGTCGCTGATGGATATGATTCAGGAAGGCAATCTTGGTTTAATGAAGGCCATTGAGAGATTTGATGTAGATAAAGGGTACAGATTCTCTACTTATGCAACTTTCTGGATCAAGCAGGCCATTTCTAAGGCTATTATGGATCAGAGTAGAACCATTAGAATCCCTACCCACATCATTGACAGAATGAGTAACATTCATAGAATTGAAAAAGAGTACTGGCAGAAATACAATAGAAACCCCACAGAGAAGGAACTGGCTGCCGCACTTAAGATTGATGTTAAAAAGGTGAGGGAAGCATATGAATGGATGAAAGATGCTTCGTCTCTTGACATTACAATAGGCGAAGATGATGATGTCACCATTGGCTCTCTTGTAGAAGATGAGTCTGTTGCGGAATCCTTTGAAGAGATTGATAATGAAAATCAGTATAATGTTCTTTATGACATTCTTGGCACCCTTTCTGATAGAGAAAAAGATGTTATTGTAAGAAGATTTGGTCTTGGCCGCGAAAGGGCGGAAACCCTTGAAGAAGTTGGTAGATCTCTTAAACTTAGTAAAGAAAGAATTAGACAGATTGAAGCAGATGCAATGAGGAAACTTCGGAATCCGCGGCGTGCGGCCCTTCTGAGAAATTATATTTAAAGGAGAAATAACATGGCTATTTGGTATGTATGCGGACAGGATCAGATGTATAGAGGTCTTCATGGAATGAAGATTTGCACTATTGAGGTAGGAACAGAAGATGATGCTATGACAACTGCAAGAGGTCTTTCTTATGAAGTAATGGATTCTTATGAGGAGATTTCTGATTCTCTTGAGGCGCAGATTGCAGAAGAGTGTTGGGAATATGACATTAATTATAATGACTCTTTTACTTGGTCTGACGAGGATGGTGAAAAGATTGATGAAATTAAGGATGAAGTTTACGAAGAGAATCTTGATTTCTTTTGTGTTGAACTTGATGAATCCAAACTCCCCACTCTTGACCCTTATGAGCTCGATGAAATCCTTCATAAAATTGGCGCGGAAGAGTTCCTGAAAGAATACAGACTGGAGGTATTTTGATATGGCGGTTAGCAATTGGTTCTGGTATTATGAAATCAAGTATTGGAGCGAGGTTAAGAATGAATATACATTTCCTTCGGGACTAGTTTCTGGTGATACCATTGTTGACGCAATGAATGGGCTGTATCAGGAGTATGGAGATAATATTGCAGATGTTATGACATTGAAGGCTCTTACTGAAAAAGTGTTTGAGTTTGATGAAGTTAATCATAATGATGACATTCCTTGGTGGTTTGAACGAGTATAAAGAATTTTCAGTTGATTTTTCTAAAAAATTTTGATATAATATATATGTAAGATAAAGAAAGCTCACAAGTCAAGAGCTTGTGAGCAATATGGTCCAATAGTCAAGAGGCCTAAGACATCTGACTCTAGGTATAATTTGGACACACACCTAGGAAACTGGTGTTGTGAATCGTGGCTAATTCGGTAAAACTCTCAAGTAGACAATACCGAGCTAAATTGAAATAATATTTCATAAATGTGTAGAGGGCATACACCACGTACCTAAGTCTTAAAAGATATGGTAAAGATATGCTCCAGACTACAACACGATTAGTGGCTATGGCGACATAGAGTAGTAAGAAATCAGAAGACGCGGGTTCGATTCCCGCTTGGACTAATGACGGGTTTCGTGAGCTTGACTCGGTAAATTTTCAAGCTCACATATGCTCCTGTAGTTCAATAGGTTAGAATAGAGCACTTGTAATGCTCAGATATGGGATCGTGCCCCATCGGGAGCTTTAAAAGGCATATACAGCAAATCATTATGGTAAAAAGATAGTCTGCAAAACTAAATTGAAACGGTTCAAATCCGGAAATATGCCTTGTAAATTTTTAAGACGCACACAGCAAATTTTCTTAAATTACTGCCATTGATTTTTAGTAATAATAAGAATGCGTCTTGACTTAGGATCTTGGTGTAATTGGCAACATACCGATCTCCAAAATCGGTTGATGGACGTTCGAATCGTTCAGGTCCTGTAACTTAAAAACCGTATGGGAGCGTGGTGGAATACGGCATACACCAGTGACTTAAAATCACTCGACCTCTAGGTCTTGCGGGTTCAAATCCCGCCGCTCCCATCTTATGAAACAAAAGGTGAATAATATGACAAACAAAGAAATTGAAAAAATGCTTTTAGAAAATCCTGAATATGATTTTTTGAACACAAATCCGCATCTTGGAGATAAAATTATTTTCCTTACTCTTGGCGGCAGCTATGCGTATGGAACTAATGTAGAAACGTCAGATGTTGATATTCGTGGTTGTGCTCTTAACAGCAAATCCAATCTCTTAGGTTTGTCTTCTTTTGAACAAGTAGTCGATTCAACCACTGATACGACTATTTATTCTTTTAACAAACTAATTCAGCTTTTAATGAATTGTAATCCTAATACAATTGAGCTGTTGGGATGCAAGCCTGAACATTATTTTATAGTAACTGACATTGGAAAAGCAATGATTGATAATCAAAAATTATTCCTTTCCCAAAAGGCAGCTCATTCATTTGGCGGGTATGCGGTGGCCCAGCTTCGACGCCTTGAAAATGCTATCGCAAGGGATGCATTGCCCCAAGGCCGCAAAGAAGAGCATATCCGCCAGTCTATGGAAGGTATGGTAGATAATTTTAAAAGGAAGTATGAGAACTTTGAATATGGAAGCATCAATCTTTATACTGATGATTCTAAAAAAGATGAATTAGATAGAGAGATTTTTGCTGATATTACTCTTAATCATTTTCCTGCCCGCGAATTTAATGGATTATTAAATGGATTGACTGATGTATTAGGTAGTTATGAAAAGTTAAATAAGCGCAATAGAAAGAAAGATGAAGAGCATTTGAACAAACACGCAATGCACCTTATCCGCCTTTATCTTATGTGTCTTGATATTTTAGAGAAAGAAAAAGTAATTACCTATCGAGAAGATGACCGAGATTTTCTGCTTGAAATTAGAAATGGTAAATATATGAATGAAGATGGGACTTATCAAAGTGAGTTTTTTGAAATGGTAAATGATTTTGAAAGACGCCTTGATTATGCTAAACAGAATACTAGTTTACCAAAAGTCCCAGATTATCATGCTATTGAAGAATTTGTCATGGATGTAAATATGACGGCGGTAAGAATTTAAAAGATTGTTTGTTGATTTTCTTAAAAAATTATGATATAATATATATAGAAAGAAGATGAAAAATGATTGGTATATATAAAATAACCAATATAATAAATGGAAGTGTTTATATTGGCCAGTCAAAAGATATATATGCTCGATGGCAAAAACATAAATCTGTTTTTAAAAACGAAGCAAACCATAGGTATAAGCTATATCGAGCCATGAATAAATATGGTATTGACAATTTTTAGTTTGAAATTATTGAAGAATGTTCACCAGAAGATTTAAATAAAAAAGAACAATATTGGATTAAATATTATAATTCATATTATAATGGTTATAATATGACTTTTGGTGGAGATGGATTAAATGGAGCAAATAATAAAATTGTAATTCAATATGATTCTCATGGAAATTATATAACAAAATTTGAATCTGCACATGAGGCAGAAAGATAGACTGGAGTTACATTTACTAATATTTGTAAAGTATGTCGAGGAGAACGGCCCCACGCTGGAGGCTATATTTGGAGATATGAAGACAGCAATATTCCAATAAAAGACTTAGGATAGGTATTAAAAAGGGGAAAACAAATTTTACAATATGATTTAAATATGAATTTAATTAATATATATCCTACACGAGCTGCTGCTGCAAAAGCAATAGGAGTAAGTAAAACAACGATTGGAAATGCTTGTAGTGGGAAATTTAAAACAGCTGGTGGATTTATTTGGAAGGTTGAAGATTAATTAAATAATGCTAATTTTTTTCTAAGAAAGGAATGATAGTTATGTTGGATGCGGTGTTTTAATTACTTTTAAGGAGGAAATTAGATGAGTAGATCATACAAGCATACCCCTTATTGTGGAATAAAAAAGGATAGGTTTTATAAAAAGTATTTCAATAGAAAGCTGAGACGGAATAAAGATTATGATGAAGATGATGAAAATCTTCAGTATAGCCAGTATAAGAAGAAAACTGACACTTGGAGCATTTGTGACTATGATGAAATTGGAACGACCAATTTTCAGAAATACTATGAGCGGCAACTGAGGTTGCATGAGGAATATAAGCAGCGGTTTTCTCATTTTAATGATCCACCTCCGACAAGAGAACAGTGTTGGAAGGAATGGAAACTTACTTACTTTAGGAAATAAAATATCGACACTTGCAGCAAATTTTCTTATTATAAAACTGAAAATTTTATTAAATAATCCATAAGGTGTCGAGCACAATAATAACAGGAATAGCTCCATAAGATTTAAGAATTGGAGCGGAAAGAGGTTTATTATGAAGATTCTTTATCAGAGTGAAATTACCGGAAAGACATATGAAACCAAGGAAGCTCTTGTTGAGGCGGAGGCCGCGGTATCTGCCGTTAAGAGAGCTGAGGAAGAAAAGAAGAAGGCAAGGGCGGAGGCCGCTAAGAAGGTAGAAGAAAAGTTAGCCATTGCTAACGCCGCAATTAAAGATGCTAATGACGCGCTTGCTGCATTCTGCAAGGAATTTGGTTCATTTAAGACAACCTTTAAGGGAGATAATCTTAAGAATCCATTTTCTATTCTCTTCGATACTTTCTGGAATCTTTGATGCGGGAGCGGGGGTTATAATCCCCCTTCCATCTGCCGCAATACCCAAGTTGGTGAAGGGGGCGGTTTGCTAAACCGCTAGTTCTATGATGAATAGGAGCGCAGGTTCGAGTCCTGCTTGCGGCGTTAAATATTTTAAAATATAAGGAGATTCTATTCATGAATGAAGATTATATCCGCCTGAAGCTGTCGCCGCCTTGGGTGACTTTCGTTAATGAGATTGAAGCTATGTTTGGTAATGACCATGAAATCAATATTGTTTATGATAATGATGAAGTGGCAATTCGTCTTTATGTAGACAATGGCAAGAAGGCAGAAGCCATTTCTATGCTTCTTCCCGAAGAGAAGTGGTTTGGTAATGTGTGTCTTAAGGTAAGCGTGATTCCCGCAAATGACAAGGTGTTTGAAGGACTTGAGACTATTAATAATGACTCTGTCTTTTCTATTGCTTTTGAAAATAACCCCGTCTTTGCTTTTGTTAAGACTATCCGCACTCCTATTCTAAGTAATGATATTACTTATGTCGTGTTTAAGAATAAGGTTGTGCAGTTCTTTAATGATAATCTGAATGACATTCATGGTAATTGCAGCACCCTGTATGAAATCATTGCTAGAGATCTGTTTGAAGGCACGGTACTTCAGGGACTGTTCTATTGCACGGATATTGAAGAAAAGGTTGGGGTAGTCACAAACTGGCCGTAAGATTCTCTTCTTGATTTTTTAAAAAAAATATGATATAATATATATGTAAGATAAAGAGAGGCACACAGCAAATATTCTGTAAATTTAACGGATGGAAAAAGTCTCTCGCTATTAAAGGCACGTGCAGCAAATATTATATAGATAAAATTTGGTTTGATTTATTTTTTACTACGTGCCTTGTTTTTGCAACTGTAACTCAGTAGGTAGAGTAACTGACTTTGGTTGTTTAGTTTAAGTAAAACATCAGAAATGAAAATATAAGTGCAAATCTTATAACAATCTTAATCAGTAAGTCGCGAGTTCGAATCTCGCCAGTTGCATCTATGAGTGGTGATCATAGAGTCATGTGGTTTCTCAAGCGTTTGCGGGTATCGCTCCGAATAACCCGAGATATGGCGGGTTCGTATACTAGCAGTACCACGGACTTTGACTCCGTTAGAGATGGGGCAGAACCATCACCCGCTGCCAAACTTAACCTAAATATTGAAAGACAAGAGGAAGAAATGAAGAAGTACAAAATTATTCTTGATACGGTTTCAGATGTCAATAAGTTTGTTTCCATAGCCAACTCCTTTGTGAATGCGGAGATCACTGTCACAGATAATCGTGGTCTCCGCGTGAATGCAAAGTCTTTGATGGGAATGCTTTATGCTCTTGAATTTGAAGAACTTTGGTGCGAATCTGAATCTGAAATTTACGAAGCTATTAGAGATTACGTTATTTAAACATCAGGCTATGACAATAGCCGCAATTAAGGATTGAAAAGGAGAAAAAAATGAACACTTTCATGAATGCTCTTAAGCATGAAACTAACTTTACTTATACTGAAAATCATGCTCTTACTCGTTCTACAACCGAGTCTGCGGTGTTGGATATGTTTGCACAGGCTGCCGCATATAGAAACCGTTCAGAGGAAGATTGTATTCTTCTCTTCAAGAATGCTCTTGACGAAGATAGAGATCTTGCAATGAAGTGTCTGTTCTGGGTACGTGACGTCAGAGGCGGCGCGGGCGAGAGGCGATTCTTTAGACTATGTTATAGATGGCTGTGTCAGAACTACCCTCAGACCGCACTCCAGAACCTTGAGTGGGTTCCTGAAATGGGTAGATGGGACGATCTGCTTTGTACTACTGTTGATACAGAAGTCGAGAAGGGCGCGCTGATGCTGATTAAATTGCAGCTTGAGCTGGATATGAGAAGCAAGACCCCTTCCTTGTGTGCAAAATGGGCTCCGTCCATTAACGCCTCAAGTCCAGTGACAAAGCGGTTTGCCATTAAGGTAATGAATTTCATGGGTATGACTGCCCGCGAATACCGCAAGATGCTGTCTGAGCTTAGAGGTAAAATTAAGGTACTTGAGAAGCTGATGAGCGCTGGCCGGTGGGACGACATCGAGTTTGATAAGATCCCCTCGCGAGCCGGACTCATATACAAGAATGTATTCGCTCATAAGGAGGTAACTGCGGCGAGATATGAAGCATTCATCAAGAGCAAGTCTACTAAGGTGAATGCGGGAGTTCTTTATCCGTACGACATCGCTCACCGCATCTTTAATGATTATGCGCTTTCTCGAATGAGTCCCAATGATACAGATAGACTTGTTCTTAATAAATATTGGGAGAATATTCCCAATCTGTATGAGGGAAGAGAAGAGAATGCGATTGCTGTTGTCGATGTTTCTGGTTCTATGAACGGACAGCCTGTGGAAGTTGCAGTTTCTCTTGGTGCTTATGTAGCAGATAAAGCAAAGGGGCCTTTCGCTAATCACTTTATCACTTTCTCTGAAAAACCTAAACTTTGTAAGTTTGAAGGCGTAGATATTGTTGATAAGTTCATTCGATGCAAAAACGCGGAATGGGGTTATAATACAAATATCGAGGCTGTATTTGACCTTCTGCTGAAAACCGCAGTCCGAAATCATGTTAGACCCGAAGACGTAGTTCAGCGACTGTATGTTTTTTCGGATATGCAGTTTGATAATTGTGTCTGTTTTGGCCATACAGAGTATAATCTGTGGAGCAGACCTCATGCTACTGAAAGACAGATCAAAACAGACCTTGAGAGAATCGCGCAGAAATGGCATGAGTATGGTTATGAGCTTCCGCAGGTTGTTTTCTGGAATCTGAATGCAAGAGATAATAACTGCATTCCAGCGCTTGGTGAGAGGTTCAGTTATGTAAGCGGTTTTTCGCCCAATATCCTGAGGCAGATCCTTACGGGGAAGAGTGGTTATGATTTGTGCCTTGAGGTTCTCCTTTCTGACAAATACAAATCTATTAGATTTTAAATAATAGATATTAGAATCCTTGGGTAAGATAAGATATCTGCTCAAGGATATTTTTTATATTTAATAAAAAAGAAAAAAATAAAAAGAAAGGTTGACCTATGGCAAAATTAATTGATTTAACTGGACAACGATTTGATAAAGTAGTTGTATTATAGCAAGCGCCTTCGCGCGCTCGTCATGTTTATTGGAAGTGCAAATGTGATTGTGGAAACGAATGTTAGATTAGTGGAGACTCTTTAAGAAAGCCTCTTCGTCATCATGATTGCGGATGTGTAAAACGCTAGCAAAAACAAATAAAACTTCAATAGGAAAAAGAAAGACAAAGAAAAATCCAAGAAAAACAAAATTGGTTAATAAATCAACGTTTTGGAAAATTATTTGTTTTAGAAAAAACAGAAGAACGAATTAGTAATTCGGTTGTATGGAAATGTCAATGTGATTGCGGGAATATTAAATATGTTCCAACTCATTTATTAACATCTGGAGACACTCAAAGCTGTGGTTGCTTAATAAGGGAAGCTCATTGGAAAGATATTACAAATCAAAAATTTGGAAAATTAACTGCATTATATCCATTACCAAGAACAGAAAAGGGAGCTTTAATATGGCATTGTATATGCGATTGTGGGACTGAGTGCGATATAAATGGAAGTAATTTAAGAAGAAAACTTACGCAATCATGCGGTTGCCTCAGTGGATCTGTTGGCGAATAGAATATTAAAAATATTTTACAACAAAATAATATTAAATTTAAAAGAGAATTTACTTTTTCGGATTTACGAAATAGTAAAACAAATAAAGCTTATAGATTTGATTTTGCTATTTTTAATGATGACTTAACTTTGAAAAGATTAATTGAATTTGATGGATAGCAACATACCTTATCAAAAAGGGGTAGGAATTGGATGGATAAAGAATCATTAGAAGAGAGACAATTTAGAGATACAGAAAAAAATTAGTATTGTAAAAATCATAATATCCCACTCGTAAGAATCCCTTATACAGAGAGAAATGATATTACACTTGATATGCTATTAGGAGATCAATACTTAATTTAAGATTCTGCTTTTAAAAGGCACAAGAAAATCAGATGGTAATATAAAGGATGCTTAAAAGCATCCTTTTTTTCTTTTGGATTTGTATTGAGGATCTCTTGGATTGCTTGGCATGAAAAGGCTCGTATATAGGAAACCGAGAGGGGTCTAGGAATTTTTTAATCCAAAAATGCGGTTGGTCAAGTAACATTAAAATTCCCTTGATAAATTTAATATATAGTGAACAACGAAAATCCTTCAAGGAGGACTAATAAATGTTAGAACTATTATCAAAATATTCAATTACTGAAATCTTAATCTTTATTGTCATCTTAGCCCTGGCAATTAAAAGTACAATTTCCTTTTTTGATTGGGTACTAGATAAATTTCATAAAGCATCCAATAAAGAATATAAAAAGAAAATTAAAGAGACAGAAATTGAAAAACATTTAAGAGAAGAAAATGAATTAATTAAAGAATTACAATAGAAACAAAAGCTCACAGATAATACTTTAACTAATCTTTCACAGAAAATAGATGTACTTTTACGATCTGATAAGGACGCAATTAAAACTTATATTACTAAAGAACATCATTTCTTTTGCTACTGTCAAAAATGGATTGATGATTTTAGTTTAGATTGTTTGGAGCGGCGATACTCTCGGTATCAAGAGTAGGGAGGTAACTCTTTTATAGCTGGGTTTATGAATGAGTTAAGACAGCTGCCGCGTCAACCAATCAATACAAATAATGATTAAATAAATAATATCAAGAGATAAAAGGAGAATAGCGGTATGGCTATACAAAATACAATGTATCCTCCTATTGTACCAGATGCGCTACCCGCATTTATCCAAGGAGGATCATGTAATATACATTTTCAATTGTCTCCTGCAACTAATAACAATCAAATTAAAAATATTCAGGTATCAATTGTAAATGCTAGAACAAATAAAACTATTTTAAAGGACGCTCCAAATGGAATTTATGTAGTTCCATGGAATGATAGTTATGTAAGACAATCAGATACAAACAAATCCTTTCCATATTATATTACAATTAATTCTAATATAGTAAATTTTTAGGCTAATGAATTATATAAAATTCAGATGCGATTTGGGTCTGTTGCTGCACAAAGCATATATCCTTCTGCAACATGGTTTAATAATAATATAAATTCTTTTTCAGAATGGTCTTCTTCTTGTTTAATAAAACCTATTTATCAACCAAGAATAACTATTGCTGAATTTGATTTAGAGGATGCGAATGATAGCTCTAAAACAAAAGAGTTTGATTCTTTTTATGCAATATCTAATATTATTGGTGAGCTTATTTTTATTGATGGAAGCAATAATAAAATTAGTGAACAAACAGAGTATTTAAAAAGTTATAAAATAAAATTAGAAGAAAGTAAAAGCGGGATTGTTACTACTGTACATGAAACAGATTGGCTATATCCTAATTCTTATACCCCAAATAATTTTAGTTATGCAGTTCCTTATTTATATAAAACTGATGGTAGCAAATATAGAATTACAATATCTTATATAACAAATAATTTATATGAGAACAGTGACTATTTTATGTTTCAATTATCAGATTTTTCAATTTATTCAATTGATGCTTCTCTTGCAGTAGAAGAATAGCCTGAACGTGGTCGCATGAAAATTCAAATAATCGCAGATCAAAATAGTGATTATTTCTTTACTCCTGAATCACAATAGCCTGCCACCACTCTTATAATAAGAAGAACATCTTCTGAATCTAATTTTGAATTTTGGGAAGATGTTTATAAATTATAGAATTGTCCTACAACTGTAAGTAATAATAATGGACAAAATACTATTGTATGGTATGATAATACAATAGAAAGTGGCATTTGGTATATATATGGAATGGCACGAGAAGATTCGCAGGGTCGCCGCGGCACCATGAAAAAAGAGTCTGAGTCTGATGCTGAGAGAATGTGTTTATTTGAAGACATTTTTCTTACAACGGAAAATAAACAATTAAGGATTAAATTTAATCCTTCATTAAGCCAATTTAAATATAATGTAACATAGTCACAACAAGTAACCCTAGGTGGAAAATATCCATTTGTCAAAAGAAATGGAAATAATTATTTTAGATCTTTTCCTATTGGTGGATTAATTAGCTCTTTTATTGATACAACAAATTGGCAACAGTCTTACGTTGATGAAGGAGAACATTCTAATTAGTTAAGTTCTAAATTATATGCTCCAAGTGAAAAGGATCAAAATAGTATATTTACAGTATCAAATAACGGTTTTAATAAAGAAAATGAATTAGCATTATTTACATCAAAAGAGGAAATTTATGGTGCGGCGGCCGCACCTCTTTACGCCAGCTATAATGAAGCACACAATATTGATTAGTATAATGATGTAATTTATGAGAGAGAATTTCGTGAAAAAGTATATTAGTTTTTATATGCTAATAATGTTAAATTATTTAAATCTGCAACCGAGGGCAATATATTGGTTAAAATAATGGATATTAATTTCCAACCTATTGAATCTCTTGGGAGAAGATTATATTCTTTTACAGCAAACGCAGTAGAAATTGATTAGGCAAATGCAATCAATTATGCAAAATATCATATTTCAAATAGTGCAACTTATACTGTCACTACAACTACTCCAGAATAGGGAGCAGAAATTCCTGATATTCCAGATACTCCTGATGATCCCGTTACACCTGATGGACCCTAGGTTAAAAAAGAAACTCTTTATAAAATGGGTCAATTTCAATTTTCATCTGATGATTATTTACCTAATACTAATATTATTTCAGAAATTAAAAATAAATATAATATAGAGATTGCTACGACATAGTAGAAAGAAGTTAATGGTGAAACAGTTACAATAGAAAACAAATAGTGGTATATACCTAAATCTGTTAAACATTTAACATTAACAATTACCTCGCCACCGCAGCTTATTACTCAAACATCTGATGGTAAACTCGCTTATATCTAGCATGGATCGGCAATTGCTTCAGGTTATATTGTTACAATAAAACACACCGCAGCAAATGATGAAACAGAAGAAGTTGAAGAATAGATTCTTATTCCACAGACTCAATCACATCTAGATACTCCTATTGGATATTATGATCTAGATTGTACGAATATTAACTTAGCATCATTATATTTTAAAGAGCCAGCTTCTTCATACTCCTTAATTGCTACTATTGATTATGTTATTTAGGTTGAATATGGTAAAAACGTTCCTAAAGAATAGGATTCAACTACACCTGAAAGTTCTACAAGAACAAGCTCTGAAATAAAATTAGGTCAAATATATGGGACTTCAAATGTTGTAACTTCTATAATCAATCAAACAATACGAGATAAATATTATCAACTTAATAGGTCTCCTTATTTAAATATTGAATTTCAATAGGCATGGGGATTCAGAATTGAAGCGCCTGTTGGTTCCGTTATTTATATTGCTTCTGGTACCACCGTTAATAATCAAATTTTAAGTAAACACATTTTAAATAATGGATATTTAGAATTAACCGATGATGAAGGTGGAGATAACATAATAGTTAGTGGAATTTACTTTTATGGAAAATCATTTTATAAGCGAGAAATTAATTATATAACAACAACAACAGGTTAGAATGGAGCTATAATATAGACTATTAATATTCCTCAGTTACAAGACAATGAATGTATTGAAGTAGATGGCACTTATGATTCAATAAATGATATTACATAGCCTATTGATAATGGAGTTTATACATTAAATACTTCTTTTGGACTCTTTTCTGAACCAATTCCGTCTGGTAATCAAACTACTGTTTATAATAGAGCAGATGATTTATATTATACAGAATTATTAAAAATCAATCTTAGAACAATGTTTTTAAACACAATAATTTATTATCATGGCCAATGGTATCCTTTTGATAATACTAACAATGAAATTATCTGTCCTCTTGATTATATTATTAACTATATTTGTAATATTAAAGAAACCAAGGAGGTTGGTATGTAATGTATAATTTTCCTTATTTAAATGATACCAGCTTCTTAAGAAGATTTGATAAAACTAAATTAAAATAGCAGTTAGTTAAAATTGTCGTTTTAAACTTTTCATAGCAACCAATACAAGAGATACAGGGTAAAGTAACGGGCGGCAGCCTGTCTTTAAATGGCGACTCCGCAATGCGAAGAACTTGTAGCTTGTCAATGGTTGCAGATGTTGAAGAAAATAATTTAACTGATACTAAATATTTACTATCTATTAATAAAAAAATTGAAGTATTAGTTGGTTTTATAAATACAACAGGATAGTATCAAGATTATCCTGTATTATGGTTCCCGCAAGGAGTTTATTTAATTATTACACCAAATATTTCTTTAAGTAACAGTGGAATTAATATTTCTTTAACTTTACATGATAAAATGGCGCTGCTTAATGGGGAATGCGGCGGCACTCTTCCCGCATCTATGATCTTACATGAAACAGAAGACATAGACGCATAGGGGAATACAATTATTAAACAATTAACAATTAGACAAATTATTTCTTAGTTAGTACATCATTTTGGCGGCTAGCAATTAGGGAAAATCATTATTAATGATTTAGATGACCGCGCCAGAAAGGTTATGAAATGGACTGGTGACGCCCCCATTTATCATTGGAAAAATGGATAGTCTCATTTTCTATCAACTAATTATAATGAATATAGATCATTAGGATAGCCCACTCAATATGATTATGGAAGCAATATTGGATATATTTTAACAGATTTAGTTTATCCGGGAGAATTAATAAGTAAGCCCGGAGACACAATAGTGTCTATTTTAGATCAAATTAAAAATACTTTAGGTAATTATGAGTATTTTTATGATATAAATGGAAATTTTATTTTTCAATAGATAAAAAACTATTTAAATAAATCTTATTCAACTTTTCAAATTAATTAGATGAATAGAGATAATTATTTAGTAGATTATACAAATGGAAAATCTGTTTATACTTTTGAGGATTCTGAAATAATAACTGCGGTAAGCAACACCCCGCAATTTCAACAAATTAAAAATGACTTTGTTGTATGGGGCAAGAGAAAAACAATAAGTGGTACCGAGGTTCCCATTCGTTATCATTTGGCTATTGATGACAAACCAACAATAAGATAGACATATGATGGATTTTATTATGTAGACCCAGACGATGAGATAACAAAAGTCAAAGCTCCTATCAAGGTTAATACCCTGCCCACAATTGGAATGAGTGGGGAATATTATTTGTGTAATAATAAGATTTCTTATTTTGAAGATGGTTAGTGGGTTGATACAGATTATGTTATGACTAAAATTCAATCGACGGATTTTAGAAGTGCTTTATATCTTGATGGTATGGAAAAAGAACCTTTGGGTTTAGAAAGCAATTATTATTATGCAGAATTAAAAAATGAATGGCCTAAATTATATGATTTGAAGAGCGGTAGCTTTTATAGTTCAGTTTTACAAACATCTGACTCTATTGATTATTTTTTAGATTTTATCGATGCGGACGCCGCGCTTGCAGAGTTTAGCGTAAAAAATATAGGACGTAGAACTATGGTTATTTCAGATGATAAAATTAATTGTATTTTTGAACCTACTATGACAGATTTGGTTATAATAGAAGAGGGAACTAGTCAAACCACAGCATTAAGAACCGAATGTGAAAATAAAAGACAATAGTATGTGCAAGTAGACTCTGGAATTTATAATATGTTAGTTTAGGGCGGGACTGTACGATCCGCATATGAGCAAATTAAAAATGAATTATATCAATATACTTCATATAATGAACAAGTTTCATTAACAGCATTGCCTATATATTATTTATAGCCAAATATACGAATAACTATTATAAATCCACAAACTGGAATTAATGGAGACTATATGATAAAATCACTTACTTTACCTTTTGATATAAATAGTACAATGAATATTACTTGTATTAAGGCATTACAAAGATGGTGATTTTAAGAAGGGAGATAAAAGGATGGCGAAGATTGGCCAATTAAGATTTGATTCTAATCTTGCGGCAGTTGGAGAAAATGGGTATGTATCGTAGTTAAGAGAAGATACTAATAGATAGTTTGTATTTAACTCAAGTTTAAATCAATACAATTGGAATTTTCTTAACAATGAAAATGATATGAATTTTAACATAGGAAATACATATCAAATAATTATTCAAATGCCGCGAAGATAGATGCAAAATGGAGAAAATATTCCAGATATTTATGAGCTATTTATTGAAAACACTGAAAAAAATTTAACTTTAAAGATTGGGACAATATCAATTTCTCCTAAAATAAATAACGAAGATAGTAATTATAAAAGCTATTCATTTTGCATTCAGCCAAAATATAATTTTAATAAAATATATATTCAAAGCAAATCAATAGCGCACTTAGGATTTGGGCATATTTTTGTTCAGGGGACAGATGGAAAAGCCATATGTTCAACATATACATTAAATAATATGATTAATGGGAAAAAACTTTCAAAATTAGGATTGCATAGCAACCAACAAATAAACTTTTGTGTAAATGGAGAGGCAATAACAACAGGAACAAATGGGCTTTATTAGTTTTCACATAAACAAGTTCCTATTACTTTTGTTGGTTTTCCTATTGTTACGGGTTTTACACCGTACTTTGTTATGGATTATTAGTATTAGGAGGTGATTAATTAATGAATACTTTTTATGGCGGGAGGCCTGGCGCCTCTTTTAAAATAGTAAAGAAATTTGATAGCATAAATGCTATGACAACAGCTTTTAATCAAGGTGTTAATTACACAGATGTAAAATATGGAGATTATGTTATTGTTCAAGACAATAATGAAAATTCTTTATATAGAAGAGTCTATAATGGAGCCGATTATATAGGAAGTTTAAATGTTAATATTATTACTAATGAAACAAATAATATAACTAATACTACAACAGTTTCTGCAACCAATCAAGGGGATATTGATATTGCTGATTTTATTTAGGACTGGTTAGAGCAACATTCTGGATTAACATTAGACAGTACAATTACTAGCACAGGTGAAAATCCAGTTGCAGGAAAAACAATATATAGTTTTGTTAATAACAAAATTGGAGATATTGAAACTGCAATTGCCGCAATTAATACTATCATAGGAGGTACACCATAATGCCAGATAAAACAATAGCAGAACATCTAACAGACATGGCTACTAATTTAAGTGGTATTTTAGAAGATTGTAAAACTTCTTTAGGTAACAAAAATGTATCTACCGACAATAGTACGACATTAAGCGATATATCAGATAAAATTGATGAAATTACAACAGGATCTGGTTCTATTACTATTGAAGATAGTGAAGGCAATCCAGTTACTTTGTCTAGTGACACTACGGCAGATCCATCTGAGGTAAAGCAAGGAGAAACATTTATTCAATATGATTAGACTAATAATAAATTTATACAAACAACAGGAACAATGAATATAACATAGAGAACATCAAGCAATATTACGATAACTCCTGGCTCTACAATAACTGTAAGTGGTTTGGCGGGGCAATATCAGAGCATATACAAAACAGTTTCTGCTCCTTCCGCGTCATTTTCCGATGGTGTATATAATAACCTGGCAAGCAATGGTAATGTTTATGTTAAAATACCTATATCTACGGCAGGATGGGTTAGTAGCGATCAATATGTTTGGGTGAATTTAAACGATAATCCTACCGGTTCTGGATTAAAAGCAGAAAATATTGTTTCTGGTGCAACGATTCTTGGCATTCGAGGGAATGGAGGAAGTAGCAGTAGTAGTTCTTCAACTTTGTACACCGATTCTGGGTCAATCAGTTCAGCAGCAAAGGGAGATGGCACATTTGAATGGAGACAATCTATTTCAATGCATGATCATCCTTTTTTGGTTATTTTAAAAGACTATAATAATACTGCACCTTTAAGCTCGATTAATGGCATGATTTTTTGTTTTTCTGCTCCTCCATCTGTGATTTCATGGATTCAAGTTTATTATAAATCATCAACCATGGGTCCTTCAACATATACTACTTGGAATGCTTTTTATAATGCCTGTGGTATTACTGCCGTAAGTATTACTAAAACACAACTTTATATTAATTCAGACCCCAATGCAGGTTCATTTTTAAATTCAGATACTGTACTTTCTTATAATATTTTTTCTTTATAAAGGATGTATAATAGTTTTATGAACACAATAAATAAATTTTATGGCAGCTATCATCATAATTCAGATAGCTACGATAATCTTACTAATCTTATTGGAGAAATAAAAACAGAACATAATATTAGTTCTAAAGCCGTTTTAACAAAAGTTAGTTTTTTATACGATTCTACTTATAATGATTTAAGTAATACCGATAATCAAATCATAATAAGGTTTCAAAATGATGATGAAACAACTAATAGTATAGATTGGAAATGTTTAATTAATCCTGTTTTTGAGATATAGAATATTTCTTTAACTCAACTTTTTATTGATGTCCCGAGTCAAATGAGAGACAGAGTTTTTATAACCTATACTCTTGAAGAAGTCCAATAGTAATTTATTTGACTTAAATAAAAAATTTTTTTATACTAATTTTGAAAAAGAAAATATATAGCACTGAAAATTTTGGACAGGGGTAGATATTTTTCTTTTTGTAATTTTTATATTATATTGTAAGGGGGAAAACTTACAATAGGAATTCAAAGGAGATTTTTAAAATGGATCAAAGATTAAATCTTGGGATTCCAACTGTCAATCCTAACACTACACAGCAGCCAGCTGTTCCTAATAATGGAAGACAATTCCAATCCCCCTATAATGGAAATCCTATGCTGCAAAACACTCCATTTGAAAATTATCTTGGAGCGTTATATCAACAGCAGCAAGTTGTTCCACAGTTTTTAAAATGCAGACCGGTCTCTTCGCGCAGTTAGGCAGATGCTTATCAAATTGATTTAGATGGTTCATTATGGGTATTCCCAAGTGTCGCTAATGGAAGAATTTATGAAAACCAAACTAATGGATTGCACAGATAAAGCGATGGAAGATCTTAAACATGCGGACACCAAAGAACTTGGTGAAGCTGTTGATATGATTAAAGATCTTTCAGAAGCTATTTATTATTGTACTATTACATAGTCAATGAAGGCGGTTGAACAAATAAAACCGACTGAGGTTAATTATTATACAACCCCAGTCTATCAGAAAATGAGTCCTGAGTACTGGCCGCCCGACCCGTACCAAGACAAAAATAGAGACAGAGGGTATAGAATGTATTATCCTAACGCTGGTGGCTCTGGGAATTCTGGGGCAGGAACCGGCACTCCGGGTAATGTAAATTATTATCCCGCCGCACTCCCATCTGATTTAAAACCAGATTGGAATAACCAAATGCGCGATCCAAGAGAAGGAAGATCTGCAGTGAGAAGGAGAATGTATATGGAAGGGAAAGAGGCTCATAACGATCCTGATTCTCAACTTAGAGAATTAGAGGTTTATCTCCAAGAACTTTCAACTGACTTAACAGAAATGATTAAGGATGCTTCTCCGGAAGAAAGGGTAACACTGCATCAGAAAATGATGACCCTAGCTAATAAATTAGCATAATGTTTGTAATAAATAACATACCGTGGAAATTATCTATTGTGCCCTAGGGCTTCCCATTATTGCGGAGACCCTAGGGTGGATATACAATAGGGGCATGCGATAATCTGACAAGAACTGTTTATATATGCGAGGGATTATCAAAACAACAATTTAAAAAAGTTTTATGTCATTAGATTACGCATGCCGCAATGTTTTCTTATAATATTGGTCTTTTCACAGACCAATAGGAATTGGTAGCTGATTTAATTTCTACATATGGAGATTAGATTATTTATATTACAAACAAAATATTTTCAAAATTAGAGAATATTTAATAAGGTTATGCGAAATGGTCATTGGCGCTTTAAGGGTGCTAATGACCATTTTTTTTTATGCCCTAGAAAGGAGAAAAATAAATGGCTCAAAAAATTAATGCTATTAAAATTAAACAAGCTAATGGATCTTATACAGGAGAGATTCCTTTTGGAATCAATGCTGCAAATGTTTTTTATCAAAAGCGTCCTTTAACTGGTGTTTTAGGCGATATTGACACTACAACTACATTGGCAGAGCAGTTTACCGCTCTTCAAGGGGAATGTGAAGCAATTAAGCACAGCACTGGAACGCCAATTGTTATTAAAGATATGGCAGAAAGAATAGACGAAGATAAAATTTATGTATATAATCCTGATACTCCTGATACAGACAGTGGAAAATGGTATTATTATGATAAAGATACCTCTTCTTGGGCTGAAGGTGGACAGTATCAGTCTGCTTCTGTCACTGTCGATGCCACCCTTCAAGCACAAGACGTGCCCGCAGATGCAAAAGCAGTTGGAGATGCTATTAAGATAACAAAAAAAGAAACTATGCAAGCAATAGCAGATGAATATGATGCTACTAAAACATACTATCCTTTAGCTTATACTTTAAAAAATAATATTATATACAAAAATAAAAGCGATAGTTTAGTTACTGGAGCTTGGAATAGTGACAAATGGTAGCCCATTAACTCTTTAACCGAAGAAATAAACAATGAACATGCTGCAATTAGAGAATAGGCAAATACAATTTTAATGGCGACCTATGATGAAAATTCAACAATTTAGTTTGTTGAGACAGAAGCAAATAAGAACTTTGCCTCTTTAGAAGTAAAAATTACTGATTCTTCAAAATTAACCGCTAGATCTGTTGCTATTACTCATACTGGTGCCAATAGTGAAAGTAATGTTATTACTATTAAGCTTCCCGCCACGGGAGATCTTACAAATAGTATAATTGATGTTGTTAACAGTACAATTACATTAAATAATGGAACTACTGCGGCAGTAACGGTAACAAATAGTAATGGTCAATTACAACATTATCTTGGCTTAAATACTTTAACTCTTGTCCCCGCAAATTGTGGAGTAATAATTTTTTCACACGATTTAAATATTGATGGACATTTAGCCGTTAATAATTATAAACTTGCTTCTTCTTTAATTAATGAAAATAATTTAATGAGCGCTACTGCTTCTAAAGCCTATGCTGTAAATGATTATTTAATTATGAATAATATATTATATCGAGTAACAGCCCCTATTGCATCTGGTGAGTCTATTGTAGAAAATACTAACGTTGTTACAACAACAGTTACAGAAGAATTAACTCGACTTGCTGAGATTTTAGATAATCTTTCTAATAATTCTAATCCGTAATAAGGAGGGTTAATATATGGCTCAAAAAATTAGTGCAGTAAAAATTAAATATCGAAATGGCACTTATTCAAGTGAAATTCCTTTATATATAGATTCTTCTAAAGTAATATATGATAATGGATCTCCGCTTGAAAGTATTTTTGGTATTTTAAATGAAACAACAAGCGTTGCAAAACAATTAAATGATTTAACTCAATAGATTAATATAATTAAAAATAATATGTGCGCCTATGCAGTTGTTTTAAACGAATCTTAGTTCAATGATGCTGATAATCCACTTAATACAAATGTTGTTTATATTTGTAAAGACCCAAATGCTGTTACATATAGCACAAATCACTGGTATAGTTGGAATGGATCTCAGTGGCTTGATGGAGGCATTTTTGGGAATGCTTTAATTGAAACAAATAAGACTTTACGCGCGCCAGGTATTGCAGCGGATGCGGCATCCGCTGGAGATGCAATTGCTGAAATAACCCAATATACTATAAAGCAATTAGCTAAATAGTATGAGACAACTAAGACTTATAATTCTGGGGATTATGCTTTATATGAAAACAATGTAACGCATGAATTAGAATTATATCGATGCAATGATACGACAACATCAACTTGGAACGCTAGTAAATGGGATAAAGTTACAATTTTTGATTAGTTTGTACGAGATCACAACTCCTTAAGAAGGCAAATTGCAGAAATTGTAAACGGAACAAGTGATTTTAAAGAAAGCGCAACATTTACTAGCAATACATAGAATATTATACCACTTTTACAAGTTAAAATCGATCCAGCGCGGGGACGGTCCGGAGATCCCTCGCCTGATAATGTGCAGCCAATTTCCGGCTTCACGGGGGCGCGGGTCGTGCGGTGCGGGCGGAATCTCTCCGTGCTGCGCAACGACACCAATCAGGACGCGTGGAAGTTTACCTATTCACTCCAGGATGGTGGAAATATTACCTGTGTAAAAAACGCCGCGGAGAACCGCTTTTTCGCCAAGTATCTGTTCCCCGCCGTCAAGGGCACGGCATACCGATTCAAATTCGACAGTTTCACGCTCAACGGTGCGGACTCCCACATTCCCACATACCTGTACCGTGACGCGCTGTGGGGCGAGCAGCTTGGCTATTTCATCATTCCGTTATCCGGAGAGGCCACATGGACCGCGACGGAATCCGGCCTGATCGTTCTGGGATTGTACGCCTCCAGTCAGTGGTTTGGTGAGGGCGCTCAGCTCGCCATGAACGGCTTCCGCGTCGGCCTGGCTGCGGAGGAGGACAAAGGGTACGAGGCATCCGTCTGGGATACCGTTGACGTCGCCTTCCCCTCCGAGGCCGGGACGGTAGGCGCTGGTACGCTGGACCTGACGGCGGGGGTATTGACGGTGACGCACCTGTTTAAACAGCTCGACGGAACGGAGACGTGGACACTTGCTGGAGAGGATGGCACCCCATATTTTTCTACGCCTTTTGGCGCTACATTGAAAAATGCAGCAAGTGGATGGTGTTCTCATTTTAAATGGGCACGGGTCCGCAAGACAACCTCAAGTATTGGCGTGGATGTGTTTAATTCAACCATCGTAGCTCGTCCCCCAGCTGACATCGCGCAAACGGTCGACGACTGGAAAGCCTGGCTTGCAGGACAAGCAAATAATAATACACCAGTGCAAGTAGTCTGTCCTTTAATTGAACCACAGACATATGTATTAACTCCAATACAAATTATGACACTTATAGGAAACAACACAATTTTTGCGGATTGTGGACCAGTTAAAACTATATCTACTAAAATTAATATTAATACAATTATAAAGTAGGGCAATAATGTTTTTAAATCTATTGTTTCTAATTCTGATATAAATACTATGATAGCAGATAAGAATTATAGTAAAGACAATTATTTAATTATAAATAATATTGTTTATAAAGTGATAGCAGACTCTTTATTATAGGGAGCAGACATTATTGTTGAAGGAAATAATGCGAATGTTAGTAAAACTAATATTTGTGAGGAGTTAACATATTTATTTAACACTTTAGGAGTATAAGAAATGGCTCAAAAAATTAGTGCAGTAAAAATTAAATATCAAAATGGCACTTATTCAAGTTAGATACCTTTCGCACTTAAAGCAGAAAATGTGTTTTTTGATAAAGTGCCATTAAGTTCTTATTTAGAAAATTTTAAAAATAAAACTAATACTGATATTGAAAATATCAATAATGAATTAGATTCTGCTGTTACAACAATAAATACTCACGTTGAAACAGAAATAAGAACAATACAGCAAGAAGTCGCCACTTTAAAGGGGCTTGTCGGCAGTCCATTAATAGCTAGTTCTGTTGCAGATATGACAGATAAAGAAAAAATTTATGTTTATAAAAATAATGATAGCACAGATACAAACAATGGAAAATGGTTTTATCATGATGGAACTAATTGGATAATTGGTGGAATTTATCAATCTGATGGCTTAGATACCGACAAAACCTTACTGGGAGAAAATATGGCTGCAGACGCAAAGGCTACCGGCGAGGCGATTGATAAGTTAAAGACACAGATAAATCTTTCTGACAATCAGCGGTTTATCAATTTTGGTAAGATTCTGAACAATACTCAGATTAAAACACGGTATCAGTACGGCAGATACAATATCAACGGATTTACAGATGTCATAACAACGACAGCGAGAAACAGTGTTGCGTATCCGGCAGGGACATATAAAGTCAGTGCATTTGCAATCTCTAATCGTCCGTGCCTTTATGGAACAGATTCAAGCGGTACATGGCTCACGGAGAATTATACTCTTTCGGAATATACGTTTACGGCAAGCGGTAAATGGTATATGAATTTCTACAATTCAGCGGGATTGTCTTCTGCCGATATTGAAAGCATAAACAATAACTTTGTAATTGTTTTGGTTTCCACTGATACAATTGAGAAAAAAGTATCAGATCTTGAAGATGCCGATGCGACTTTGCAAGCGGATATAGACGAACTTTCCGACGAAATAGGAAATATCTCAACCGAAACTCCATCGTTTAATTATAATCCCGGAAATTATGTTGGCGGTTATATTACGCCAACAGACGGAACATGGACAGACAGAGCGATTGAAGCATCTCCGTCGTACATGGGAACGAAAGAATTTGTCGAAATCCCGTCAGACTGCATTTTTGTAATTCACGGTTTCGCAGGTTCAAGCAATATTTCATTGAGATATGCGATCTATGACGCATCGAAAAACTATCTTGACGGCGCAAGTGTGGCAAACACAGACCTGACAGTTATGTCAAATCCGTTTACAGCGTCATATTTCAGTATTTCAAACCATCAAGCAAAATATATTAGATTCTCTGCATTGACAAGCACTTTCTCGCTTGTTAAGTTTGAGATTCAAAAGGGATTTGTACCCTCTGTCTATACAGAATACGGCGTGAGTACTCTAAGCAAAACGCAGTATTTACCGGATTCCGCAAAAAGTGAACTGTATGGTAGCAGACCAATCAACAACAAAGCCGCAACACTGACGGCGAACCAGTATTTATATCTTCCTGTTGTAAACAGTTTGAGAAAAAACAAGGTATATCACTGGTATGCGGATATTGATAATACTTTTGAGTCGATGAAATTCGGTCACGGCGAAGGGGAGTATTCACTTTATTGGATTATTGACGGAACAAATCTTACTTTCTATACAAACGGTACAGCGGGTACGGTAATTGCTCACGGTCTTACGTTAAGTACATATATTGACATTGTACTCAAAGTGGGGAGTACGGGAACGGGTGATATTGTCATCAATACCCTCGGCGGGCAGTATAAATACACAATATCTGTTGTAAACGGGTATAAAGGTTCTATTTTCCTTTGCTCGACAACAAACGCATTAAGCAATGCTTATGTTTCTTGTGCTTCGCCTGACTATGTTACACCAATATGGTTCTTTGGGGACAGTTATTTTACTCACACATCAGTAAAAAGATGGCCCTATCATTTGATTGATATGGGGTTTGACAAATACGTTTTGGACGGATATCCCGGAGCTAATAGTAAAGCAATGCTCCCGCAGGTATTTGACTTCGTAAATAATTATGGATGCCCGAAATACCTTGTATGGTGTCTGGGCATGAATGACAAAGATGATACTGCAAATCAAACACCGAACGCGGACTGGCTTGAATGCGTCAATTTGCTGTCTGATTTCTGCGAAGAGCGCGACATTGAATTGATTCTTGCAGTAATTCCGAACACCCCGGCAACAAGTACGGCTTACTGCAATTATTACAAGGATACATGGATTAAGTCCCACGATTTCAGATATATTGATTTTGCAAAAGCTGTCGGGGCAGAAACTCTTAATTCCGAATGGATACCGGGTACCCTTGACGATGTATGCCATCCTACTGAACAGGGCGCAAAACTTCTTGCATTGCAAGTACTCAAAGATTTCCCGGAAATCGAATTAGGTATTGGGTGATGTAAAGAAATCTTTAAGTTACCAACCGGAAGCAAGGGGGAGGCCGATCCCTCGAATGACAATATAAGAAAATTGGAGAGTTATTATGCCTGAATTCATTTTTCCCTTTAAAGGAAGAATTAACTTTTCTTCTCCTTTTGGAAACAGAATTCTAAATGGAGAAAAAAATTGGCATGCGGGAATTGACCTTGTTGGTCTTGATAATAAAACAGTTATTGCACCTTGTGATGCAACTGTTGGTGTATCTACTCTTGTGCCAAAAGAAACAGATATGACATTAACATGGCAATGGGGTAATTATGTACGTTTAGATACTAAAAATGGTTTAAAAATTTATTTATGCCATCTTTCTCAAAGGCTCGTAAAAGCGGGAGATGTTGTAAAGGCAGGAGATCCAATAGGAATAGAAGGAAATACTGGATATTCCTTTGGGTCTCACCTCCATTTTGAAGTAAGAAAAAACGGACAATCTGTTTCCCCATGTCCATATTTAGGAATAGAAAATAAGGCGGGAGTGGTGCTGAATGTCACCTCAACCGCATAGAAGCGGTTAGACACTTATGTTAAAAATGGTTTAACATTTAGACGCTTAAAATCTTTTAGAATTGTATATCATGATGCTACAAAAGCAAATGCAAACTATTATTATTATATAAATGCGGGTTTCTTTGGTAATTTCAGGGCTTACAACAATGCAATATTTACTTTGCCCGTTGCTAATCTTGTATGCGACCCTTGGAATATCCCAAGCTAGGGAAGAAAAGAAATTATGCCACATATTAAAAACAACAAATTATATTGGTCTTGTGCAGATAATCATTCAGATCAATTTAAAAACAAAAAAGTGTCTACATTAATTATTCCAGCAAGCGGCGACCCTTATGTTGCAGATCTTTCAGCGCCTCCGAAAGACTGTCAATATGCTATAAGTGGTGTTCCCGCAGTAAGGAATAAAGATGATGTAGATTATTACGGATATGTAAAGAAACAAGGCTGGGATGATTCCTGCATGGGACCTGCTGCCCGCAATTGGATAGGTATTAGAGAAGGTTAGCTCTGGATTATAAGCGGAACTACCTCTTCCCGCAATTATATATATGGTATGGAATTCTGGAAAAAAGTTAAAGATGAAAAATTCGATGACATTTTAACTTTAGATGGCGGCGGTTCATATATTTATAGAGACGGCGCTAAAGTATCTAAAACCGCAGAGAATAGACGAATAAATAATTTAATTATTTTTAATTGATAAGAGGAAGTTTTTTAACTTCCTCTTTATTTTTTTAGCAAAAGGAGAATAAAATGGCTCAAAAAATTAGCGCAGTAAAAATTAAATATAAAAATGGTACTTATTCAAGTTAGATACCATTTGCCTTAAAAGCAGAAAACGTATTTTTTGATAAAGTGCCATTGAGTTCTTATTTAGAAAATTTTAAAAATGAAACAAAAGAAATTATAGATACAATTGGAATGAAAGTTAATTCTAATTGCGTCACTCCAGAAATGTTCGGGGCAAAAGGTGATGGAGAAGCGGATGATACAGCGGCTATTCAAAATGCTATAAATAATTCAAATAATATTTTATTTGGTAATCAAAAAACATATAAAACTGGTAAAATTATTATAAATACTAGTAATACAACTCTTGATTTTAATAATTCTAATATTATTTGTACAGAAGACACTTTCCTTGAATGTGTAAATGATTTTAATAATTTATTATATACTGGAGAATATGTTGCAAACACGAATTATGGAATAACTGAATTAAATAATTATTAGGGATTAGTATCTATTGATTCAGTTATTAATGTTATGCCTGGGCGAGTTTATTATTATGGAGGTTGTGTAACAAAATGTAATAAAGGAATTTTAAGTACTTCATTACCATATTCATTATCAACTTGCAATATTTATGGACAAACTAATAATATTAGTAATATTATTATAAAAAATATTGCTTCAATTACTGGAGGGCATTCTTTAAATAAAGGTTTAATATAGTTTTCTGGCATTTCGGATGTTATTTTTGAAAATGTTCGTTTCACTTCCGAACAGTACATAGGAATATCATTAAAAAAATGTACAAATATATTTATTAATTATTGTATTATAAATGTTTAGACAAAATAGTATTTTGATAATAATACATATGGAATTTGCATACAAGATGGTTGTAGTTATACAACTGTAGAAAATTCAGAGTTTTATTCTGACACGTGGCATTGTATTACAACTGGTGGGCAGCATACAAATATTCATACTAAAATTAATAATTCTATAATTAAGAATCTACCAGGTAGTAATTATGCCTATTTAGACCATGGAAACACTATTGATACAGTAATTACTAATTGTACAATATCAGAGTCAGTATTAATTACAGATGGAATTGTATCTAATTGTAATTTTTTAAATATTTCATCTTCTAATAAAAAACCAACTATTGGTTTTTCTGGTTGGCTAGGAAATTATTATCATTCAAAATATATAATTAAAAATTGTAAAACAAAATTTTCAAATTTATCTTTTATAATTTGTCACGATCTTGGCCAAGTTAACGCTCCTCCGGCCTCTTAGATAATTGAACAAATAGATTTAATATCAATATCAGATTGTTTTGCTTCATAGGATCTATCATTTTTTATGGCTAGTCCAACAATTGCATCAAGGTATGCAGATTATTTAACAGATTTTTCAATTAAAACAGTTTTATTAAATAATATTATAAATTTAAATTATTATTTAGGAAACTATACTGAAGAATCATATATTACAAATTGTCAGATTAAAAGCATTTTACATTCATATCCTAAATATACAGAAATTTTTAGTAAAACTTCAACTATACGATTAATAAATTGTAAGTTAATGAGTAATTTCCCTGCAAATATATATATTAATAATTTATATATGGATAATTGTAGCATAGAAGCAACTGGCAATAAACGATTTTATGTTACAGATAAATGCCTTATTAATAATTGTTACTTTAATGCAAATTTTGATTATACTAAGGCGGTTACAAGCTGTGAATATAATCTTTCTTCTTTAAATACAAATAATGATACAAGCAACCGTGTTGTAGATTTTTATAAAGCAGCGAATACTACTCTTGGTTATCGAAGATCGGCTCCATTTGCCGATTGGTATTCGTATTAGACAACTCCAATATAAAATTTAATAATTATAATAATTTAAAATAATGTAAAAGGACTAGATAATTAAATCTAGTCCCCTTTTTTATGTTAATGGAGCAACGCCTTCTCCAACAGTACAAACACCTCCTTCACTCCATTTTTCTGCTAATTCTTTTAATATTTGCTAAAAATCTTTTAATTTTCCATTTTCATCTACAATAGAAATTTTGAAGTCTTTTAAATTAATAAAATCACCCCCAGTTAATTTCATTATTATTTTTAATCCAATAGGCATCAAATATACAAATTGCATCTGCCTAATCATCATTAACTGTAATATTATATTTATTCTTTACATATTCAATATCGCGCGGTTTCAGCTATTCACGTTTTATACCTCGCCCTTGTTTGATTTTAATCGCGGCCCGCCACTAACTCGCATTAACAAAGCTATATTCAATTTTTTTATCAATCTCATATGCGGCGACGATTATCACAGCTTGAAGCCACATTAATACCTTGTTTGTATGCGAATTAACCTCTGGCCGCACCTATTCCATAACAATTTTATTTATATTATATTCTTCAATTAATTTACTTATCTAATCTCGCATTTTGATAATTCTTGCAACTACATCTTTAGAGGACGCCGCAACACAGGTATGAAACTATAATTCAGATTCTGTTCCTATTGCGACGCCAGTACTATGCGTAGAAGCATCAATTGTCATTATTCTCATATATATACCTCAATTCAGAAATCTTCTATTTGACATAAGTATAAAATAAATTTTGTCTTAAGTCAAGTAAAAAAATAAGGGAGACTACTATTTAAGTAGTCTCCCTTTTTTCTGTTTCTATTTTCTTTTGTAGCCTATCAATTTCATTGATTGCTTCTGTTATAACCTATTCTAATAATGTCATAGAGCCAGCTAAATTATTAAGATTAGCTCTGCCACTTACTTGAACACTATCTAAAGCCTGCATAATCTTTTGTGCTTTCTCAATGATATTATCTGTAATGTCTTTTTCTTTTGTTTCCATTTTTTACTCTCCTTTTAATCCGTGCATTTTTTCCAAGTAGTTCCATTGAAGATATAAGGAGTTGCAGGATGCCAAGCTCCATTAAAATAAATATAAGGTTTGGCTTTTCTCCATCTATTTTCATGATAAATCCAAACATAACCATCACCTGTTGATGGAATAGGGTCATCTCCTCCACCGCCTCCATCAGTTGAAAATTGTTCATAAGAATTATTATTAATAGATTGAATCTATTGCCTACTTCCGCCTGCTTGATCTGTAGAAATATCAACCCACAATCTAAAATCATTATTTGAAGGAAGAGTTATTGGTAAAGTAAAGTTTTTACTCCAAGTTCTTCCTGAAACCTATCCATCATAGGCAACAGAACTTGTTGATAAATTTTGTAAATAAGGACTAATCCAATAGTCATCTGCATCATATACAGTAATTGACAGAGTTGATCCGGAAAGAGTATAAGACCATCGCGGAGTCGCACTACTACCGCCACCGCTTCCCGTAGTAATAGTTAAAGTAGCCCAGTTCTAAGCTGTTGCAGGGTCTGGTTTCCAATCATTGTCTTTATAACAAAAAGCTCTAACCTAACAAAAGTAAGAAGTGTTTTCTTGCAGTCCAGTTATAAGAATAGTAGTAGATGAAGTTGCGGTAGCTGTATAGTTTCTATAAAAACTTCTATCTAAATAAACATCAAATTCTTTAGAAGTATAGTTTGGGTCCAATCCATATATTTCTATTATAACGCTATTACTAGTTACAGCACCTTGATATACATTAATATATGCCATATATTATGACTCCAATCTAAAATAAACTTGACCCGTCTGTACTATTAAAGAATACCCCCATCCTCCTCCAGAAAAATAATCTGATGGATGTTGAGTCCCAAAAGAATAATTTTGATTTACAGCAAAACCTCGGTCTAATCGAGCTAAACTTCTAAAATAAATACTATAATCAGTAGAAAAAGTCCCCTACGTTCCCGCCTAAAGAGACATATTGCCGGCGCTCATTAATTTTAAAACCGTGTTGTTTGTTGTTGTAAAAATGACTCGATTTTGAGAATCGCCTTGACTTGTATTACCATTGGTATCATAACAAATATATCCTTTTCTATTGCTATGAGTGCTATTTGGTAAACCTTCATAAATATAGTAGGCAGCCCGCTGGGTTGTTGTCATGCTAGAATTTGTCTCATAACGCCCTTGTCCAGTTGCATAAAACTGGCCGCCATATATTAATGGAGACGAAATTGTTTTACCATTAATAAATGTATGATCTATATAGCTTGGGACACCCGTGCCATCTACTATTCCCTATATAATAGCCTATAAATTTGTCGTATTACTACCCCATGTAATTGGAGTGTCTTTTGATAAACTAATTGAATTTGCATCAATAGAAATGGTCCCATTATATGTGTCAGCTTTAAATAATGTTTTGCCATTGCCGCGTAAACTAATTCCATCAGTGCCAATATAAATACCATTGCGATTATCATCATCAAGATAACGCTTTCCAAATCTAATATAGCTATTAGTATTATCATCACCAATTATCCATTTGTCAGTGCCAGAACCTATTGTCCCACTAGTTGCATTAATAGCTCCAGTTATAGTTACGCTTCCATTTTCTGCTTTAAAGTTATAATTATTATTGCTAACACGTCCAGCATATATGTCGCCTGTATTTGCTACTTTAAAGGCTCCATTTCCTAATGACAAATTACCACCAGAATCTATTTTTAAATTATTATTTCCAAACCTTATCTATGGTGTTGTTAAGTCAATCAACATACCAGACCCCTTTTCATTGGTACTTAAATAGCTTGAAGGGAGTCCCTAATCATTATAATCTTCCCAAAAATTACTGCTATACAACATTGCTCGATTATTTTGATCGTTCTACCTTGTAGGATCAATAATAATTTGCCCAATACTTTTTTTACCAAAGATTGCAGCGCCATTCTTACTATTTAAAAAGAAAGATCTTTGTCCCTAATGATAGCCAAACAAACCTACTTGTGACTAACTTTTACTAGGTTTTTTAACCTATCCCATTAAAACCCCAGTAAATCTGTTATTACTATCTTTTTGTCCTGCCCCCATTTGCGGAGCTAAAATGTACCCCTCAGCATCACTAATCTTGATACTATTGCCATCCCAATCATTTAATTGATGTAATTCATATCTGTTTAACATTAAATGAATTGGAATGTGTATCCAATAAGATCCTTGGCTATATACTAAAGCATTAGTTACACAAAAGCCATCATAACGCGGGACCGGTCTAACCTAACACTTACCAATTTCTGATTTAACAATTGTTAAACCCTGTTCTGCGGCTGAATGACAGGTTATACCAAAGTTCGAAGTCGTTCCTCCAACAATAGTAAAAGGATTGGCACTATCATATTGCGGCTGTGTACCATCTGAAGCATAAATGGCATACATAAAACCGGTGCCATCTTGTAATTTCAATGAGTCTCTTGAAGATGCATATGCAGTAATTACTGGCATTGTAGCATAATAATTTTTATCTTTATATTTTATTGTGCATTTTATAATATTTGCCCACGGACTCCAACTAGAATATCCACTAAATGTAAAATAACCACTATTTCCACCAGAAAAAACAGAGGGGTCATATGAATTATAGCTATATTGTCTTCTTAAGACTTCCCATGTCTAAGTATAATCAGAAGTAATTCGATTTTCATTGTGATAAAATTCAACATTAAAAAATTTATATGAACCGTTAGAAGAAATAGATTGATAAGTATTAGCTGATCCAATTCCATAATTTAGATAATAGCTACTTCCAGTTTTTGTTATCGTGGGGCGAGCAGGAGGGTTGCTCATTAGAGTATTAGGCACAATTCTAACAAAATACTAGGTACCATTTGTTCCGGAATCTCCCTATTTTACAAATACAAATCGAGTTTCCGCAATATAAGTACGACCATTATAATTAACCTATAATCTAATTTGATTATTAGTTTTTGAATAATCATATCTCTCTTTAATTTTATAATCTAATGTGGGGCCGCCAAATACTATATAATCACCCTATGTCTAACCTCCGCTCATTATACTTGCATCAAGTAAAGTATTAGTATTAGGTACGAACCACTTCACAATAGCAGAAGTTAATGGAGTGTTATTATTATATAGTTTAATTTCTTCTCCATCTTCTCCATAAAGAAGAAAAGATAATTGCTTAATTTCTTTTGAATTTTCTAAGCTCTTACTTGTGGGAGCTACACCATTTTCGTTATATTTATAAATAGCGTCCCCATTTGTAATTCTTACAACATTAAAACCTTCACCCTAAGTTGAATTGGTTAATACAATAGATCCAGTTCCTAATAATGCTCCATTGCTATAAACTGTACATTTATAAGTGGCAAAATTAAAAATCTCATTCGCGGCAACCGTTATGCTACTTCCATTACCTGGTACATCCTCCGCTGCCATTCCATTGTTTTCTTTTGTCCAATAGTAAACAAGATTCCCATTTGTTCCCTTGACATTACAAGTTAATATAGTCTATCCAACTCCATAATAAAACTTAGTACCAAGAGAAGAGGTAATTGTTATATGATCCGTCTCTTTACTTAAATTTATAATATTAATTTCTTTAGTAGCCACATTCCCGTCATATACAATAGCAACTTTGAGTCTATTGTTATAAGACTTAGCTGATTTCTTTTTATAATAATAAGTATTGTTAGCGGGAACCCACTATATGAGATCATCCTAGCCATTTGCGGTCTTATTGAGTGAGTTATACTCATTCAAACATTGCCATCCTCGCCCCAAATGCTTATTGTACTTTAATGATTCAGGTTTTATGCTTACGTCTTCAATACCCCAATACACTTTCATATTGGTTGTAGAAGAAGCTAACTTACCTTTGATTTTTAACTGTGCGGTTATGGGTAAAACAGTCTCATCATCGTCTGAATCCTTAAAGAACGTTCCCTTTGGAGTGAAGAATGAAATAGATAATCCATTTAATTCCTCCTAAGATAGTCGTACAGCACCACTTATCTCGAAAGCAGAAAGGATTATATCTCCTTCCCGCAGCCGGCCAGCATTACGCCCTTCTGTGTCACTATTTGGGAAATTATCACTAAAAATTTCAACACTAACAATTTCTTCAAAATTCTTTCCATCAATCTCAAATATTCCATATTGTCTTGTATCAACTGTTAATTTATATGGATTATTAACCATTGTTGATTCATCCACGACATAAGACCTATTGACAGATTGGCCATCCGCCCCTTTAAATTTTAGAGTGAAGACCATCCCATAGTGGCCGCCGCGTTGATTATCTGGGTCAATATCAGTCCTTATTTTAGCACCAACAATAAGATGTGTTGATTGTTTTAAATATTGATAAGGCGCAGTTGGATCAATGGATAAATGATTTGGATAAATTTTATAACTATAATTTTTATATTTTGTGTCTAAGTAATATAAATCATCACTTGGCAAAACGCAATTTGTTCCAACTATATTATATGCTTCGTCTCCAACAAGAGTAGAAGTATAATTAATGCCCAGTTTATCAACTGAACCCAAAATAGTTTTATCTTTGCTCATGTCGTTCCCAGGTACTAAAACATATACCATTGTTCCTTTGGAATATTTAGTATCTGGATCTCCATATGCAAAGAATATAGCATCTTGAAATTTACATTTATATTTGCCAAGAGACTAATCCTAGCATGACATAATTTGAGCTTGAATTGTTTTATCAAACTTTGCCTATTGAATAGATTTATCAGTTAGAAATTCTATTACATCTAAAATTTTTTCGCCTAAACTCACTGAAAAACCTCCTTTTATCTCCTTAAAATAAGTATAATACAAATTTTTAAAAAAATCAAGAGGGAATAAAGTAAGTTTTTATTCCCTCTTATATTTTACTTATCTTTTTAATGCTCTTTGCGCGGCGAGGCTCATGAGATCACTAAACGCGTCTTCAATTTCCTTCTTGGTATTAACATTCGGGAATGAAGCATTAATATGAACATTCTGTTCTATTAAATCAGCAGAATCATTAATCGGCCCTTTAAATCCACCATTTAATCCGCTAAGTTTTGAGTTAATACTACCGCCAAGCATTTGAACAATATTTCTTAAAATAGAAACACTATCTAACATATTTTTGGTATCAGAAGCATTTAACACAAGCTACTTTTGGTGTAACATTGCAACGCGGCCTTCGGGCCCCCATGCGCCTGTGTATCCGCCAGTATCAAATGCACTTGTATTATATTGATGTCTACCATAGTGGGACGCCAATTCTAAAGGATCATATCTTTTTTTGTAATAATCTGCATAACTAGTAGGCGGCTCAATTAAACGAATACGCCCTAAAGCCTGCATAACCTAATCATAAAATTTTGTAGATTTCTTTTTTGGTTGACCAAGGAACTATTCAAACATTTGTTCTAGATATGATCTGCTTCTTCCATACGCCTAATAATAAGTAGACCAACTGCCTCCATAATAAATGTTTGCTGCGATTCCTTCGGCAAGAGAAATGTATTTGCTAAGGATCCCAGTTTGTATATCTTTTGTCGTATCTTTTTGTGATGGTCTCTTTGTATCACCAGATGCGGCGGGGGTATCTGTAGTTCCAGTTGCTGGTGAGGTTGCAGGAGGAGTCGCCGCAATTGGAGCGGGTTCAACATTCTGAGGCGCGGCTGGCAGCTGTCTATCTATTTGCGGAGGCGTTGGAGGTTCATACGCTTGATTAGCCTCAGCATAACCCGCCATTGCCTCTCTGTAAGCATCTAATGCCTATTGTGCTTTTGTTGCAGCATCTGATGCTTTTTGCCATACTTGATCATAAGATGATAATAATAAATCAACTTGCTTTTTTAAATTATCTACTGCCGGAATCTACTCTTCAAGAATTTTCTTAATTAGATTGTCATTTTCTCCAATTAATAATTTAAAACTCTAAGTAGTAGGATCAATAGAACCAGTTCGTATTAATTCAAAGTCTGTGTTCGCGGCCTCCTACAAAGCCTTAATTTCAGCTTGATAATTATGAGTTGCTTCTACAATTTTATTAAAAGCCTATTCACAAGCAGGAACAAATCCTTCAGGACCCGCAAAGTAGTCTGCCATCTAAACCAAGCCATTCCGCCACGTTGGGATTAGATCGCCTACAAACAGCTCCTTCTCCGCATCGTGCATATCTTTATATGCTTGATAATCGCCTTCATATAATGCTGCATACTCAATAAACGCGGAATCCATTAAATTAACTCTAAACTTCTTATTTTCTTCTGCTTTAAAGTTAATGTACTCACCATACTGTTCTCTTAATAAAGTAAGCTGTCTTACGCGCTCTTCTTCTGACAGCGAAGTATCTAATACAATTTCTTTATAGCGGTTTTGGAATTCTTTCCATGCAGAAAGCATATCTTCCAAATTTTTCTGATAAGCATTTTTATCAAAGTTATAAAGTTCATTCTGTAATCTAGCAAGTTCATCTGCTCTATCTTCAACCTCATCCTCATCTGCACTATAAACATAAGAATAATTACCTTGTGCATCACGCTTTAATCTTAGAGATGTTTTTGAGTTGCGGGTTTCTTCAAGAGCCATTCTAGCTTGCTCAATCTGCAATAGCTTCTCCGCCCTGTCAACGTCATATTGTGTTAGCTTATCTCTTGCCTTTAAATTATTTAATTGTTCATCCATTAAATTCTTTAAAGTTTTCTGATTTTTAACACTATCTGCTCCATCAATAGCCTTCTGATATTTAGATTGTAGCTCTTGTATAGCATACGCGGAATTAATTGTATCTAAATACTCATTAGCATTTTTATTAATTAATTCCCATTCCATCTAAATATAATCAGTACCAAGTCCGCCAGTAACCCGCTTATCAAGAGTATCAAAGATCTCATTAATTGCGGCGGTGTACTTATCTTGTAATGTTTTAACAGAAGTCTCAACTAAAGCATTAAGATCATTAACTAAATCTTTATACTGCTGTTTTAGCTTCTTCGCGGCTTCGGTATTACCCTATTTCTCCTAATACTACCACCGCTCCTTGACGAGATCTATCGCTTGCCGCAGCATATCTACCTATTGTAATTGATTTTGATGCTGCGAAGTATAGAAGGATTGCAATGCGGCATACTGTTTATCGCCATACAATAGCTGAAGTAAATCAGCTTGATGCTCAATTAAGCCATTAACAAACTAATAGTCATCAATCTGATCATCAATTTGGTCTTTAATATCATCATACATATCTAAATATGCTTGATGAACCGCATTGATTTGAGCTTTGACATCTGTCATAGACCCCTTAAGTTTGTCAAAATATTCTTCTAAAGCCTATTTAGCTTGAGCCATATTGGTTCCAAACCACTTAGACTCTCCGCCATTGTCAATAATCTCCATCTAACGGAGAATATCATTCACGTGTTGAGCTTGTTCAGCAAGCTGGCTATTCTCTCCGCCTTCAAAGTAGGTTTCAGCCTGTTTTCTAGCTAATCCCGCCTCACTCAATAGGTTATCAAAGCTACTATTAATTAACGGATCAAGATCATCACTAATATCACGCAAGAATTTATTCCAGTCTCTGCGGGCTTCACCCATTTCAAGACGAATATCTACCTACATGTTGAATCTTCTAATATTGAGTTCGATTTGCTGTTGTGCAATATCAGTTAAATCATCCCCAATATCTTCCATTTGAGACTCTAAGCTATCATATGCCTTAATAGCATTCTCAATCTATTTGTAATAATCATCCGCATCTTTAAGAGCTTTTTCAGAAAGTTCAAGCTATTTCTTAATACCTTCTTTTGTCTCTTTATCAGTTGTAGCATTATATCTTTCTACAATACCATTATATTGTGCGGTCAGACCATTAATAACACCCTGCTGATGCCCTAAAATATCAAAATAGTTAGATATATGGCCGGCCTCATTGAATGTAGCTCCCATTAGCTTCAGGGCTTCACGCTGCTGAGCCAGGTCTTTTCTTTGTAACTCTAACTTCTATCTTAACCTAACCTTTTGCTTTTCAAGAATATCGGTTTGTTTATTAAGATTGTCAATTAACTATTTGCCATATAATTTATCTTGTTGCTTTTGAACTCGTTCAAGCTCTCTTGCAATATCAGATAGTTCAATATTTATGTCATGATAAATATCTCTGCTATCTTTCATTGATTTTTTAGGATCTTTTGTTGAGGTGTCTGGCTTTACTTCTTTTGTTTTAGCCTTGGCTTTTTCTGCCTACTCTGCTCTTCGTTTAGTACCTGCGGCGCCCGCACCTTGTGAAGAATGCTTCCATTTAATCTTACCACCAGATGCCTTACGTGCATTAAGAATCTTTAAACCAAATCCAGTTGCAGAGATCGTATCTTCATATTCAACTGGTTTCGCCTCAAATCTAACACTAGGAATTCTATAAGGAGTTCTTTCACCATTAACGGGGTTAAAACCATCTGGGATCTCAAGCACAGTAGCATTGGCTTCAAATCCAGTAACTGTTTTCTTATCTTTCTATTTTCTTGTCTATTGAACAACTTCTGCATCAATACCAAAAGCAGAATGTAATAAATCAGACGCTTCCTATGCAGCTAAATCTAAATTATTAATTAAATCCTAAAGTTGTGCGATAAAGTTTTCATCATTTAAATTAACACCAACTTCAAGCTCATGGAACTTTTGTTCTTCTAGAAGATCTAAAATGCCTTGGAATCTTGCAACATCTTCTGGGTCAAATTCAATATGAGAAATAATATCTTGTCTTGCGGCAGCCATTAATTCATCATAAGCATCAATATTACCATCGATCGCTGCTTTCATTAATTCAAGATTCTATGCACTTCTTAAGAATTCAGTAGATAAAGAAGAGCCTTCTAAGTCTAATAAATCAGCATAAGCGTCTCTTAATTCTGGAAGCCTTTCAGCGAGCTATTGAGTAGTAAGATTTTCATTCGTTAAAACCGCAATCCAATCTTCATAATTCTTAACAACATCTTCAATAGCATTATTAAATCTTAAAATTGCTTCTGCAACAGAATCTGCGGCACGGGCATCATTCTCTAAAGAATTAGCAAGCTAGTCAGATAACGGAGCCAGTTCTTGTAAAACATCTTTTAAACTTTCAAGAGCCTAAGGTTTAATGTCAGAGTCCGTTGGGAACATGGCATCATACATTTGCTCATATTCTTCTTTGCGCAACTAAATTAACTATTGAATTCTCTCAGCGGCGTTCTAGGTTTGGTCTCCTGCTTGAGCAATCAACTCGTCTATTCGTTTAACTGCTTCTTCTGAAATATTATGACTTTTTGTAAGATCCTACCATATTCTGATTTGTGCCTGAAGCTCTTCATTGCTATTATGAACCGCTTTTAAATACTCTAATTGATTTTGGACTACATCATAATTAACTAATGCTCCAGTTTTTGCTTCAGCTAATTTTTTCTCTGATAATCCTAATTCATCAGCATTTGCCCCATCAAGAATTTTAGAATAATCTCGATAATATAAACTACTGCCACGTGATCCCTCTTGACGAGAAAGTGCATCATAATCAAAATTTTTCTATTGTATTCCTTGCAGTCTTTCTATTTCTCTATTAGTAGCATCAATAGCATCAATAAAACCATTAATTTTTAAAGAGTTAACTTTATTATAAAACTCCTAAGCATCGCCCGTCATTTTATATTGGCCATTTGCCATCATAGTGAAATATTTTTCAAGCTATGGAGCTAAAGGAAGAACTCTTTCTGTAAGCTATTTTTCAGAAATCTGTTTTCCGCCTCTTATTTGCTATTCTAAACTACTAAAAATAGCATAGCTTGTAGCTGCCTGCTGTTGAACTTGTTCAGGAGATCCTCCATATAAAGAATCAAGATTTTCAAAGCTAATTTGAGATATTCTATTAAAAGTTCCTTCTAACTATTCCCAAACTGTTATATCAGTTAAATCTAATCGTGTTAAGAAATTAAATTGTTCATCATTTAAACTCTACAATGCTTTTAAAGCTTCTTTAGTTTGAGCTTTAATAGGCAACTATTCAAAGAATTTTAATTTTTCATTATATTGGTTATATAAATTATCATAATCTTGTTTTAAATAATTATCAACAGCTGCTGTTGCCTATTCATTAGAAATCCACATTGATCTTTTAAGTTCATTTATGGTATCTTCTCTAATTCGAATATAATCATTAATTCCTGTATTAGTATTAAGTTTATCTAAGGATGATGATTCATATATTTTCTGTTGGGTTTTAGAATTTCTTAATGACTATTGAATAGAACGTAAGTAATCTACTTCATCTTTCATCCCTTCAACCCAAGTTGAAATTTCATTATAATATGAAGATTTAGCTCTTTCACTGTCTGATAAAGCACGTATCTATTCTGAATTAAGTATAGCATTTAACTAATCATAAAGACGAACAATGGAATCTGCACTTTGGTTCCTATTAAAAGTGATAGTTTTATTATCAAAGAAATGTCCTATATTACTAGCACCGTTATCAAAGACACGTTCCTATTTGCCACCAATCTTTTTTAATGCATTAATTAATACTTCTGGCTCTGCGTAATTCCCTCCGTCAAATCCAGAACCAAATTCAAGCACATAGCGGTTATCTCTAGTTGCAAATCCCTGCCCTGCACTCGCCGCAGCAACGACACTGTCTTTTGCTTTGGTTTGAGAAACTTCTAAAGAAGCAGCATTTTCTTTTTCTTTTTCAATTCTTGTCTGTCTAATTTTATCTGCTAGTCCCTAGTAATTTCCAATTAATTTTTCAATGCTACTAGATTCAATTCCATATTTCTAACTTAATTTTTCAATCTATGCCCTAAGCTAAGCTCGAACAATTTTTCCTTCACCATATTGATCATTTAATTTTTTTAACTACTTTAAAAAATCCTGTTCATTTTTAATTGCCTATCGACGAACTCTCTGAGCCTATAGTTCTTTTTGACGAAGCTCTTCTTGCTTCCTCGCAGTCTACTACATTTTCCCAGTAATGGCATTGAAGGCGGCCACTGCAGCTGCAAGTACCGTTAAAAAGGCGCCAAGAGGATTTGCAGCAATAGCAGCTCCAAGAGCTTGAACTCCCTGTTTAGCTGCATGGGCGGCAACTCCTACTGCTGTTAAAGCACCAGCATGTGCGCTTTCAGCTGCTGCGCCTTGTACCGCTGTATTATTAGCCATTTTTTTGACTGCTATTAATTTTGTAAATCCAGTATTAAGCATTGAAACAGCAGGAATTAAATTAGATATAACCATAGTCACACTAGTGATGGTCTGGAAGATTTTTTCTCCTGTTGTAAGATCTTCATTGCTCCAAATTTTACCAAGATTTTTAACATTGTTTAAAACAGCAGCATATCTTGTCAATCCATTAGCAATATTCCCAATACCGGTAATTACATCTTCACGTTTTTTAGGATCTAATAATGCGCCCCAAAAACCTTTAGTTTTAGTTAATTCTTCATCAGCCTATTGTAATCTTGAAAGTGCGGCCCCCGCATTGTTAGCTAATTGTTCAGGAAGGTCTTCTGCAGCGGCCTGCATACCATGACGAGCATTTTCAGCAATTTGTTTTGCTTTTTGTGCGATTTCCTGTAATTTAGCTACTAAAATATTGGGACTTTCAGACTGCGCCGCAGCCTAAAATTCCTATTGTAATTTTTTTATTTGCTCTGCGTGCTGTTTGGCAGGTCCGTTATCTGCGGCCATCTACTGTAATTTATTTAGATAATTTTGTAAACTAGCTGTAGCAGCCTAAGTTAATTTAGGAAAATCTTTATTGGCTCTTTCAAGTTTCTAAAAAACATCTTTGTTTTGATTTAATTGTTGCTATAATTTCTAGGCTTGGGTAACTTCCTAATAAAAATTATCTATAATTTTTTGTTGTTCTTCTGCGCTTCCTTTAACTGCTTTTCTAAAAGCCTCATCTTGTTCTTTCCAAGATTTTGCTGTTTTATCAATAGCAGGAGATAATCTTTGAACGGTTTCTTCATATACTTTAGTAGCAGTCCCTAAAGCATTTGCTTTCTCAACCATGTCATTGTAGACCTATTGCATTCTTGCGGTTTCTTCTGGGTTAAGAATACCATGAGAAGCAAGCGTCAACATTTCTTCGCGCTGTTGCAACAGCCCAGAAGTAAGGCCATCCATGCCTTGAAGCCCTTGCATTTGATTTAATTCTAATAATTTAGATTTAATCTCTGCAAGATTGGCCTTCATTGTGGCTGAATTATTTATTGCGGTAGTAATGCTCCCTGCAATTTGTTTTGTAAATGTATCGGAGGCAAGAGCGCCAAGATTAACTAGTATTCCAGCTCCGCCGCCAATACTATCAACAAATTGATTAACTAAACCAATTAATTTAGTAAAAACATCAATTAATGGGTTAATGGAATCAGGCTGTAATATTGATTGATAAAGTTTTTCAGTTGCGGTGGTCATCTGATCTAAATGGGCTCGAGTAGATTCCATATAGATGTCTTGCTGCGTTTGTAATGTACCTGCCGCATTTTGAGCAATACTCAATGCTCTATTATATTCTTCAAAGTTATCAAATAACGCAATTAAGTTAGAATACTGTCTCTGGCCGGCCATCGTTTGAGCAAGAGAAATCTGTTGCTCACGAGTTAAGGTTTGCCATCTGCCGCCAATTTCTTCAATAACAGTACCCATATCGCGGAGATTATCATTAACATCTAGTACGTTAAAGCCCAACGCCGCCATCTTGCCTGAATATCTACCTAGGTCTACTCCATCCTACGCGATACCCGCTTTGATGTCCGTAATCCGGGCCAGGATTGTTTTAAGGGCAGTTCCGACGCTTTCAGGAGCTTGCCTTGTAACGGAAATAATAGTAGACAATGCGGCGGCAAGCTGGTCTTCTGTCATACCCATCGCATTTGCGGCGGCCGCAACTTTACTCATACCTGTTGACAGCTATTCAAGGTCAGATGCCGTAGATGCGGCAACCGCAGCTAACTTGTCAACTGCCAGCTAGGTATTTGCAGCATCAATCTGGAAACCGTTCCATACAGCAGTTAACTGCTATGAGACCTCCGCAGTAGATTGTCTTGTAACATTTGCTGTTTTAAGAGTAACATTGGTTCTTGCGGCAACCTCTTCGTCGCTTAAACCCGCCTGGTAGTAAATTAAACTAGCCTATGTGTAGTCTCTTGTTGTCTTACCTAAAGCACTTGCCGCCTGATTTGCTTGTACAGCAAATTTTCCCATTTCTTCAGCAGACTTTTCGGTAACAATTCTAATATCATTTAAAGAAGTATCTAAATTTTTTGTAAAACCCCAAGCCTGTTGTATAGACTGGGTAACTGAATTAATGGCGGTAGAAGCAATATTCCACTTAATTGTATTTGCAAGAGTAGTGGAGATTTTCCCCATTAAGGTCTGACTCTATTTTAACTGTACGTTAGTTTTTAAAACTTCATTGGATAAAGTTCTAAAAGCATTCTAACCTGCAGCTCCGCCCTGTTTTAACGTGCTATATAATTGTTGTAAAGAACTATCATTTTTTACTAGCGCCGCATTAAACTGTTCAATATTAACAGTATTTAATTTCGCATTATAGGCTGACCGCAATGCCGCCTCAATGTTCATTATCTAACCCTTAATATTTCCCAGCATTTGAGTGGCATGGCTAGCGTCAGTCTGATTTATTTTTACTAAATCAGTAATAGTTAATTTTTTTAACTACTCTAACTAAGATTTTATTTTATTCAGATCAACTTTGTTAGTCTAAAAGCCAATCCGATATTTAATCTAAGTATTTCTACTCGCCATTATCCTTTTATCTCCTTTATATTAAAAATATAAAACAAAAGGGCAAGTCAATATTTTAACTTACCCCTTTATTACTTACTCTATATCCCAACAAGCGTTGACTCTCATCTCCCGTTAGGCAGTCTTAATGATAATCGCATTGCCGAAATAGTATTTATTACCCGGGATCGAATTCGTCTTAACGAAGTATTGATTGAAACTCGCCGACCCGCCCATCTGAAGCAGGAGTGTCGCAGGGACGTTTACCCGGTCCGTACAGTGCAACACGCAGTAGGCCTCAATGCCGCTCGACACAATGTTCTCAGGGAATCTGATGAGCCATGTGCCGGAGGGGACGTCGGATGGCTTGGTCCGGAACGCAATGTTGCACATGTAGATTTTCTCGGCAATCTTATAGCACGTAGAGTAGTTCTACTGGATATACGAAGTATTGTAGGTAAGCGTAACCTTCTTAGGAGTCGCCACATAGTCTCTTACCGCCTTTGCCGAAGGAATTTGAGCCGTAGTGCTACTTGCAGAAATCGTGTCAGACTTCGTATAGGCGCCATTTGTACTGGTAATAAGACCATCAGTATTCATAGCGAATGCACGAATGTAGTTGGTTGTTGATGCCGCAATTGCAGTCGTTAACTTTGGAACGTATTTACTAAGGTCACTCTTCAATGCAATTCCAATCTGTGTGGCTGTCCATGTCGTCCCTGTAATACTGCACGATGTGAGATCTACTGTGTAATTACTTGAAGAACCCGCAAGAGACATGTACTGGACAGAAGCTGTATATATACCAGCAGAAGCCATTATTGCCGGACGTAATATTCCAGTAATGTCTGAGTAGACATATACCGGAGACCCGGAGTCAATAGCGGCCTTAAGCTGTTCATGACTTGTTTCGTTGATCGTGGCAATGAACGGAGCAGGTTTTTCCTTACTAATGCAAATCCATTTACTTTGAAGATAAACATATTCATCAAGATGATAGCCAGCATTACTTGTATCTGTTACCTTAACTAAATATCTTACATCAGCCTCTCCTGTTGTGGGTAATGAATTAACAATTGTTAAATTTTCAAAATTATTTATTAAAACCCAAGAGTAACCAACAACATCTTTTTCGGCAGTTCTATAAAGTCCTAAACCATCTGTATCTGTTAAATAGTCTGTTTCAGTCTAAAGCGTAGCAATTTGAGACTTATTTGTTGCAATGAATTCTCCAGAAGCATTGGTCGTTCCAGTATATACATTATCACCAACCGCGGGATTCAAATTTTCAACATAACAAGTAGTGATTGGAGTAGTTCCAGTTTCCCATGCGTAATAATTTTTTGGTGCGCACCAATAAAACTTACCAAGATTTTGTAAATTTGAAGTTCCTGTATATTGCAACACTCTATTGCCAACTGCGGCAGTCGCAGGGGGTAAGGCCGTTACCTGGATATCAGACATTTCTACTTCTGTGCTACCAAGAGTAGCCATTGTATAGGCATCTGGATTTTGACTGGTTAAAACCTTCTTGTGCTGTGTATATACATTGGCCTGTCCAGCAACAGGAACAAGATAGATGATATTCGGTGAGGCATCGGCCACCGCAGGAACCTCTGTCACTATCATTGCTTTAAGAAGGTTTGCATCATTCAGTGCCTGTTCAATTAATGTAACAACCTAATCTTTTCTATAATAATTCTGTGTTAAATTATTCCATGTGGAGTCAATACGTCCCTTGGCATATCTCGCACCAAGAGATGCTTCATCTGTGGCTCCTGTATTATCAATAGAATTATAAACCACCATTCCATTTTTCTTTATTTTCACATTCTCACCTCCTTAACTAATCGGGAAACTGATGACAGAGCAGCGGGCAGCAGCCGCATTCGTAGTGCCATTATAATCCCACTTGAATGTGATTGATGTCCCATCTGTACTGTATGCACCTGAGCCAACCCTTCCGACGTATGACGTGCTACCGCTCGTGGTGCTGGCAACTCCAGTTGTACCGAGGCACCCGCCGACGAATGGATAGGTTGCCTGTAAACTTCGATACTGCTTATCATAGAGCCACTTCGCAAATGAAGCATATGTCTCTGTTGTATTCGCGGTTATTATAGCAATCCAACCCATCGAATACTCCTTCGCATCATTGTTATGGCGGACAAGTAGATGCAGATATCTCCTGCGGTTGGTAAGCTGATCATTAATTAGTGTCAAGTCCGAATCAACCTAGGACTTGGTATAGTAGTTCTCAAGATCAGGTTCCGTAACAACATCAGATGGAACAAGAGCATCGGCATAAGCCTTTGTAACAAACTGGGAAGTTCCATCACCATCATTTTGAAATTCAGAAAGTTTATTGAAAAGCGGGACCCATGCATAGGATGTTACGTTAGAACCATCAGCGGCAGCATACGTTCCGCCCTTATTATCGGTCATGTTCCCGGATGTCACACTTGTAACCTTAGAATACTCTGTTGCAACAAAGTTTGTACCAGATGTCGCTCCAGTATATACGGAATCATCTGCAACAGGAGTTCTGCTCAGAGTATAGACAGTTGCGGGATCGCCAGTTCGTGTCCAGGCATAGTATGTTGTGGCCTTACACCAGTAAAATCTACCTCTTTCCAGAGCCCCGCCGCTTCCAATATACTGCATGACCCTATTTACAACGAGAGCACTTGGATGGGGGAGTTCAGTAGTCTGAATATCCTCCACTTCAACCTCTGTACTTCCGAGAAGAGCCATCGTATATGTATCAGGATTCTGACTTACCAACACCTTCTTATACTGTTGATACACATGCTCCTCCCCCTCAGCAGGAACGAGATAGATAATGTTAGTGGCGGCCTCCGCTACTGTGGGAACTTGTGCCACGACCATCGTCTTCAAGATGTCAGCCCCATCAATCGCTTCCTCAATAAGAGTAAGAACCTGATCTTTGGTATAGTAATCCTGTGTAAGATTATTAAAAGTATTATTAAGATTTGTAATATTGTTTGCAAAATTTTCTAAATAAGAATTTAAAGGCACTTTATCAAGGAACACATTCTACGCTTTTAAGGCAAATGGTATCTAATCTGAATAGTTGCCATTTTCATATTTGATTCTTATTGCGCTAATTTTTTGAGCCATTTTTTTACTCCTTTCGTAAAAGAATTAAATTATTTACTCGCTTTAATACTTTAGCGACTCTGAGCCACCGCATTTTAAAGCAAGTCAATGCGTCCCTTGGTGCAAAACATACCAAGGGACGCTTCATCTGTGGCTCTTGTATTATTAATGGAATTGTAAGTTCCCATTTCATTTTTCTTCCAATTAAAGGGCTGTCAAGTTGATATTGTACCATCTACCCCATGTACCATTTGTCTTGGCGATCATTGCGGACTTAGACCCCTGCCAGTCGGTAACCCGCACAATGCCGGTGGTGTTATCGCGCCAAATTGCCTCAAGATAAACGGCGTCAGCATTCCATGGTCTATTGGCACAGTTATTCCACTGACGGCAGTATGCTACGGCATGACCCACACCAATGTTGCTTAATCCAAGTTTTGCCAAAAGATTATCTAGCTAAATTTTTGACGAACCAGCCTCTCCAGCGAAACTTGCTAAACGCCTATTGTTATAAACTGCGGCAACGGTCGGGATCTTAGCTGCCTCAGCTGACGTTCCGCTTATTGAAGTTGCAATTCCACGCACTTTTTGAGTTGCTCCCTAGTGTACATACACTTCATTTACACCGCTTGTAGTAACTTTATCAACCTTCTTGTCAAGCTCTACTTTAGATGCATTCGTAGTTAAGAATGAAGTAGCATTAGGGGTGGCGGGCATTTCATCACACACGACTCCAGTGCGGAAGATATCTGTCCGCATATTTCTTAATGTATTAGAACCACCATCAATCCACTTATTAGTTAAAGTAACAAAAATGTCTTTAGTAGCATTAGCTAAGGCATTAGGGGAAATATCATTTTCAAGAGTAATGCCACCTACTTTCCGCGTTGACTAAACATAACCAGTTAGACTAACATTAGTACCACCAGCCGAATGTACATTACCAAGAGAATCAATAATATATTGATCATATCCTTCTTCATTTAATCTCTCAACAAAATAGATAGTATTTTTTGCGGGCGGGTCTGGCATCTCGTCGACAACTAACACCTGCATTTTTGCGGAGAGTATTCTTCTAATATCATCAATTTCTGTATTAATATAATAGTTAGAAGAAGTATAATTATTAGCATATTTTAATGTTGGATCATCATTAATTTCTGAAAGTTCAATAGGATCATCTGGTGTTCCTTCAGGAAGAATAAATTCCATTCCTGTTGTTTTACTAGTTGGTTCTGTCACAAAATCAAGCTCACTAATAAGACCTAAACTTTCATGAGTGTTATTACCTGCTTGAAGCACATGAGTATCAATCTCTGGTTTGTTAATTACCTGAGAACCATAATCAATCTGCTCAAGAGAAAGAGGAACGTTAGACACATAAGTTAATTCCATGTCTACGCCATTTGACCAGATTGTATTTAAACCATGGTGAGTCTTAATGGAAGTTGTATCAAAATTATAAGTTGCGGGTTCAATTAATTTATAAATAATTTCGACTGGCGTTCCATTAGCATGTTCATTAGCCAAGAAAGTTTTAAAATCATTTAAACTTGAAATCTCATTTGGATCAACTTTTATTACAATTACACCATCCGTAGCAACAGAACAACCTTCTACGGAACTGCTAGTAAGAGACTCAAAATGCGAACAAATTTCAGAACGATTAACTATATTATCTGCCTGTTCTGTTGCATAATAAATAAATGATTGACCTGCTAGTCCCTCGTCAACAACAGTCCAGTTTTCTGTTCCATCAAACTCTAAACCAATATAATCAGTTGAGAGTGTCCCATTAACAACATCAACATGGGCTTTATAAAGAATTGGACATGCAGTAGGCAAATCAATTACAGTAACATCCGCATTATCATCAAAAGCATAAACAAATAAATCTGAATTCATTGGAGCAGAAATTCTAATTCTATTCTCTTCTGCGGCAAGATTCAGGCTAAATGCCTCAGACCATTCAGTCTATGTATTGTTTAAAACCTTATGCGCTTTTGCCGCGGTTGGTATATAAACAGGAGAACTAGAATTGTCTACATATTTAAAAGCATAAACTGTGATTTCGGGATTAGCAACTGTGGATTTATGCTTGTTCCATCCTACAATAAAGCTGGTTCCATTTGTTACATCTATATAATCTGTAACATAATATCCGCTATCATAAATTTCCCAACCTGTTGAATGGTTTAATTTTATTCCATCAGTAACAGCTGTTACTAAACTATCACCATTTGATTGCCAAATAGTAATATTTCTAGCTCCACCAAGCGGGACTGGGTTTGTGCGAGATACGGTTGTAGCTTCTCTGCCAGTATCATAATCAACTTCCAACTTGGTCATAGACCATTTATTAGCACCATCTTCAAACGTTAAATATGCGCCTTGAAGATCTTTAAGCATGAATGCTCTTTCTTCAATATCTCTAATGCGGTCACCGGTTATTTTTGCATCTGCGGCGTCACCAGATATTGACAGCGTCTAATCTGTGGTAATAGTTGCATCACTTCCGCCGCCGCCATAAGGAACAGGCATACTAGTAAGATATGATGCATTTAATTGTGCACTTTCTCGATTGCTCCATAATATATATTTACTTGGGGTAGAATCTGTAAAATATACAATATCTGAAGTAAGCGTAGGATCATCTATTGCAAAAATAAGAGTTTCAGAATTGTCTATGACTCGCATTTGTAACTGAGCTGGAGTTCCCGCATTATATAAACCTTCAAGCGCGGATTTCAGTGTGTCAACATTAACAGTTTTTGCCCAGCGGCTATTAGTTCCGATACCCATATGAAGAATTACGCAATCTTGAGCTACATTGTATTCGATATTTGCGCTCCACATATTTGTGCCATCTACATTGTAACCATTGTTACTATAATCTTTAATAGTAACATTACTGCTTCCACCCCTCATATATGGAATGATAGTAGTCACATTACTAGTATTATATAAATTTTTCATGAATTTATATAATTCATGCTCAGTATCACGAATCGTCACTGTATCCCAGTGAGTTGAACTACTAGAAGCTAAAGAGAATTCTTCGTTTCCTGTAAAGGTATAATATATAAAACCTCTATTAAGTGTTGCTGTGCTATTTCCTTTTTCTAATGTATATGTTATATCACAAGAGGCTAATGGATACTGCTTTAAACTCTCAAATGCAGTAGATCCAACTACATCCTCTGCTGCACCGACTCCATTCTGCGGCAATAGCCAGAAAGTAATAGGAGGAGCAAAGTTATAAAAAGGATGAGAAATTATAATTGAATATGATTCAGTATCAGAAATATTAAGGGTAATTGGTTGAGATAAGAATCTTTCATTATATCTTCTATTTCTTCCATCACTGGAACCCGGAACATATAAATTTAAAACTTGCTTCTAAGTACCAGAGCTATTTTGAATAGCAACAGTAACATAAAAGGGTTCTTTAATGAGAACATCAGATAAGGATTCCATATGAAGCATCAATGCAAAATACATATCTTGTAACTGATAAGGCATTACCGCATGTGTACTAATATAAAATTTCTAATTATTTGCAAGAGGAACAATATCTCCTGTAACTCTATCTAGCTTCCCTTCTGTCCTTGTTGCGACTACAGGGTACAGTGCATGCAAGCCAGACTTATAAATAGTTAAAGGTTCAATATTATCTTTATTTAAAATAGTGCTAAAGGGGAAAGATGTTACTTGATAATCCTTTTGCTTAATTGTTAAGGGGCTAAAAGGCCAATGATTAGCACCATTTATAATAGGAACCATATTAAATGTTCCTAAATCTTTAGTAGATTTAACCCTTACATTATATGTATCATCAACCGAAGCTCCAAGTAATCTCTTATTAAGAGCATCAAGTTCGTCTGTATTTTTCTGAATGCGGTCTCCGGTCTATTTCGCATCTGCAGCAGCTCCCGTTATACTTAAAGTCGCATCTGTTACAACATCAGAGGTGCCACCGCTGCCGCCATAAGGAATTTCCATCTAAGTTAAATAAGATAACTCGATTTGTGCTCCACCGCTAATTTCAACAAAATAATCTTCACTATAAGTGTAAAGTTCTGTATTAGTAGTAAAACCAGAATAAATTACTTCACCAACTGCACGTGGCTTAAAAACAATAGCAAAAGATTGATTGTTTTCATTTCGATTTTGTAAATATGTTTTAAACTAATCTAATGTTGCTGTTGTTCCAGCCTGACCTGGAATCGTAACACTTGTTAACTTACATCCTAATTCATTCCAGGATCCGCCCATGCTTAAGGTGCCATCTCTTGCCGCATGCGGACTTGATGTAGCCGTTGAAGTGGAGGTATCAATAAATGAAGCATTATTAAATGCAGTAGCTCCAGTTCCCGCATATGGTTGTAAGTTCTCATACCAAACTTTACTACCTTTTATAATCGGGAAGGCGCGACCAAATGTGTTAGAAGCAGAGGCATATGCCCAGTTTTCTGAACCATCTTGAATATCACAAAGAACATTATTAAGAGAAGTAGAATAAACTTCTTTTCTTGCTAAGTCAATCTGGCCATTTACAACAGGAATCAATTCATCAACTGTTACTGTTGTACTTGTCTTTAATAAAGACTCCTGTCTGTTCCATGCCGCCATTAACTTAGTATTCTTAGAAATGATACAATAATAATTACCCGCGGTAGCGTTACTTGGAAGACTAAATCCAAATGATTCAATTTCATTCGACTGTTCCATTTCATAAACAGTAGTAACAGTACTTCCATTCACTCTTACAATCTTTAAATTTTGTACTTCCTAGTCATACCCGGTTCTAATCCATCCAAGTTTTAAAGCGGCAATTGCAGAAGAACTACCTCCATTAAATCTAATTAAATTTGTCGTTTCTGAATCAACAATTGCGCCTGTATCATCAATTGTTTTATCGGCCTGCCAAATTGGAACTTGTAATGCAGGATATGTGTTAACAATAATATTTCTGTTTGATAAGTTAAATCCTGAAGAAGTATCAAGACTATTTGGTACAAAAGTACCATTATCATAGGTAACTTTAAAAGAACCATAAGGCCAATGATTTGCGGCATTATGAACAAGAACTAAGTTACCAGAAGAATGTTCCATGCGGAGACCTCTGTCACGCATTTCATCATTATTTAATTTTGCTAAGGTCTATAATTTTTCTTGTTTCTATTTTAAATCTTTTAATTCATCGCCAACAACTTTGGCATCTGCGGGCTGGTTTGTTACAGTCAGTGTTTTATCAGTATTAATAACAACAACTGGTGCTGCTCCACTACCATCCCCACCGCCGCCGCCGTAGAATGATACTCCTGCGCGCATTTTTTCACCTCATTTCTTTAATATACAAAATCGACTATTGTTGAACCATCTGACCCATTAGGAAAAACTAATGTCCTAATATCAACAGTATTATCTAGTTCATAAATGCCAGTTTTGCCAATAACAATCGGCACACCGTTGATTTCAACAATAGTACCAACAGCCGCTTGAATGCCTAATTTACATAATATAGGCTTTGATGTTTCTGGTGTAAAAGCACCAATGGGGCCATTATCTTCAAGCAGATCAACGCCCGCATCAAAAGGACCAAGTACCTGTCCAACTCTTCCATTTAACATTGTTAAAATCTCCTTTTAATCTTTATATATGTGGGCTTTTTAAATCCCCTATATTTTATATCAAAACTACTATAATTAAATTATTTAGCACTACCCAAAATAAAATTTTATGATAGAAGATCCTCGCCGCCGCAATATTTTTCTTAATACAGCTAATATAGGTTCATCTTCTCTTGAATTTTTTAAAAATTTTTGATATAATCTTTTTAGAAAAAAACAAAAGGAGAAAGAAAATGCTTAATTCTGAAAACATCAGAGAACTAGCCTTTGTGGCAGAAATCGATGCCATTGAACCTATTGAAGGGTCAGATAATTGCGAATGTGCAGTTGTTGGCGGCTGGCGAGTAATGGTGCGCAAGGGCGAGTTTAAGAGACGTGATGTAGCTGTTTATTTTGAAGTTGACTCTAAACTTGACTCTACAAATCCTGCTTTTGCTTTTATGGCAAATAAAAAGTATAAAGTGCTTCCTCAAAGATATACTTTTGGCGGGAAGGGTAACTTTATTTCTCAGGGGCTGCTAATGTCTGCACAAAGTCTCGGTTGGACGGCTTTCTATGATGACTTTTATGGAGAAACATATATTATTGATGAAGAAAACAAATCCCATTCTGTGAGAGATGAATCTCGTTTTCTTACTAAGAAATTAAAAGTTACTTATGCAACAGCAGAAGATAATATTAGAAAAGCACCTGCCGCAGATATGAGTTCTATTAAGAATGTTCTTAATAGATACCCTAAAATTGCAAAAAGATTTGGTAAAATTATTGTAAAAAATAAAATTTTAAGCAAACTTTTTATGTTTTTCTTTGCCAAAAGAGCAAGTAAAAGAGATGCATGGCCTACTCATATCGCGGAGAAAACAGACTGTGAGAGAGCCCAGAACATGCCATACATTCTTCAAGATAAGACTCCGTTTGTGGCTAGCGAGAAAGTTGATGGTTCGTCCTTTACTGCCGCGGCAGAGCGTACCAAATTTGGTAAAATTAAATATTATGTTTGTTCCAGAAATGTTTCTTTTAAAAATGAAGAGCAAACCTCTTATTATGATACTAATATTTGGTATGAAATGTATAACAAATATAATTTAAAAACAATCTTGACCAGTATTCTAAAAGACCTTAGACTTAAGAACGTCGCAATTCAAGCTGAGATCTACGGGGAGGGAGTACAAAAACGCGATTATTCTACTGCTGATCACAAAATGGCTGTATTCCATATTGTGACAAATAGAGAAAAATTCCCTATGGATAAAGTAGTTGAGATTTGTAACAAGTATGGTTTACCGCATGTCCCCATCATTGATTGGAATTATATCCTTCCTGACACCATGGAAGAACTCCAAGAGTATGTAGAATCTGCCCCCTCTCTTATTGATGGAAAAGAAAAAGAAGGAATTGTATTCTATGATAAAAAAACAGGACAAAAATATTTTAAGTTTGTTTCTCCAAATTTCCTCTTACATTTTCATTAAAACTTCAAATGGGCGTGTATTAAAAGCACGCTCATTTGTTTTTTAAAAAAATTTTTGATATAATATATATAGAAAAGATAAAGGAGAATCAATATGAGACTTTATTTTGTAAGAAGCAATAGAGAAAGGGTGCCATTAGGACAAGTTTATAATAATCATGAAACAGGGATTATTATTAAACAGTTCATGGATGAACACAATTTTAAATCATACTATACAAGAATGTGGTATGAAGAAAAGGACAAAGAGCTGTGGTTTGATGTAGGGTCTCATACTGAATTTTTTGTAGTTACTCAAGTTGAACCAAACTCTGAATATTATAAAAGTTTTTTAAAGGAGCGTAATTTCTAATGGGTAAAATTTATATTATGATGGGCCTTCCCGCCGCGGGCAAATCAACATTTTTGAAAAAATACGCAGAACCGCTTGACAATGCGGAAATTGTATCAAGAGACAAAATTAGATTTTCTCTTTTGAAAGAAGGAGAAGAATATTTCTCTCATGAAGAAGAAGTAAAAAAGATCCTTTGGGAAACAATCAATAATGCGTTAGACAAAGGAAAAGATGTATATATTGATCAGACATCTTTAAATAAGGCTTCAAGAAAACTTCTGATTGACCATATTAACAAAGATGTAGAAATTAATATTATTTTTGTTATTACTCCCCTTCTTCATTGTTTGGTCAATAATGAATCAAGAGCAGGAACTAAAGCATATGTTCCTAAAGGCGTTATTAAAAGAATGAATAGTCAAATGGAATCTCCTGAATATAGCGAAGGGTTTAAACATATTTATATTTATGATATTTTTACAGATAAAGTAATTCTTGTCTCTAATTGGGATAAAGATTAAAATGAAGGAGAATATATGGACTCTAACATCTGGTTTATCTCCGACACTCACCTAGGGCATGATCGGGATTTCATCTGGGAAGCTCGCGGGTTTCAGTCTGTTCAAGAAATGAATGAAAATATTATTGAAAAATGGAACTCTTGTATCAAACCTAAAGATACTGTATATCATCTTGGAGACTTCATTCTTGGAGATCTTGATGCGGGACTCAAAATGATTAAATCTTTAAATGGAAAAATCAAGTTAGCAATAGGTAATCATGATACTGATAATCGCCTTGCCGCATTTAAAGGTATTCTTGATGAAATCCAATTTGGATATAGAATGAAATGTAAGGGCGGTGCCCTCTATCTCTCACATTATCCAACCCTCACTGGGAATCTTGATGGATTTAATACTTATTCTATTCATGGACATACGCACTGTCCTAATCCATTTTGTGAGTTCCCGCTTATGTATAATGTAAATTGTGATGCTCATTATTGTAATCCTATTGCTCTTGAAGATGTTTTATATGATATTTCAAATCATTTGAAGGACAATGATGATTAATTAAACTTTATTAATTTTAATAGATATTAGAGGAATCTAATATCTATTTTTTATGGAGGTGTAAAAATTGCCACCAAAAAATATTGAAGAAAAAATATAGGAAATTAATCTATCTACAAAAGAATGGGATAAATAGGAAGAATATCTTTTGAAAAAGAAAGCATTAAAAGATAGAAAAAAACAATTATCTTCTTTTAAACTAACTACGTCTAAATTACTAACTTTTCTTTTGTTTCTAAACTGTACTGCTATTGAAATATTTACCGGTTGGGTTATTATTAACAACATTAAAATTGCAACTATATTAATGACACCACCAGACTTATCTCCACTAATAGCATTAATAGGTGCGGTTGTCGGAGAAACAATAGGGTTTGCTATCTATTGTATCAAAGCCGCAAAAGAAAACTGTAAAGGTGGTATTATATATTAGCAAGCAATGTTAGATAATACTCGAATTTATACTTAGACATTAAATGAAAGTGAGGATCATTATGATAGAAATTTTAAATAATTGGCCTATTATTCTGGCGGGGATCGCGGGAATTATTGTAATTATTTATGCTATTTATACTTTTATTAAAAGACCTACATCCGCACAACTACAAAAGGTAAAAGAATGGTTATTATATGCGGTGACTGAAGCAGAAAAAGAACTTGGAGGTGGTACTGGTCAAATTAAATTGCGCTATGTATATGACCGTTTCTTAGCTAGGTTCCCGCATTTAACTACAATTATTCCTTTTGAATTATTTAGTAAATTGGTTGACTAGGCTTTAGACAAATTTAAAAGTATTTTAGAAAATAACAATAAAGTTCAAGAATACGTTTATCATAAATAAAATATATGGGGGGAGGAAATCCTCCCTTATTTTTTTGTCTATTTGACTTTTGAAAAAATTTTTGTGTATAATAACAATAGAATGAAATGTTAAGGAGGGATTGAGTTCTATGTTGCATTTCTACATTGATGGCTCTGCATTAAACAATGGAAAAGCTAATTCATCTGGCGGATATGGCATTGCTATATTTGATGATAATAATAATTTAATTGATGCTTACCAAAGCCGCGAATAGAATACAACCAATAATAGAATGTAGTTAATGGCTTGTTTAAAATCATTTTAGTTATTAAATAATAAATATAAAGGATAGAAAGCAAAAATTTATTCAGATTCCGCATATACAATTAATATTCTTACCTCTTGGATTTATAAATGGAGTATGAATGGATGGATTAATAGTAAGAAACAAATTGTTAAAAACTTTGATCTTATTCAATCTCTCTATGAATATTATAACATTAATTTTTTTATTTGTCAAATTGAGTTTGTAAAGGTCGATGGTCATTGCGGTATCATAGGTAACGAAGTTGCGGATGCCCTTGCCTCTTTTAATAAAGGGAAATTAACAGCATTAATCTTACAGAACAAGATAAACCTAGCTATTGAGTAAAAAATTTGCAAAAACAAAAAAAATATGTTATAATTTGTATAGAAATGGAAAATTAAGGAGATTTGAATGGCTGAATATAATGCGTCAACTGTAAAAACATTAGCGCCTCTTGAACATATGCGGCAATACCCTGGCATGTATATAGGTTCAAAAGACGCTGATGGATTACAGCATTTAGTTAAAGAAATTGTTTCTAATAGTATTGATGAATACTTAAATGGTGCGGGAAGCCAGATTCTTGTCCAATTAAATCAAGATGGTTCTATTTATATTGAAGATAATGGACGCGGGATTCCGCATGGTAAACATGAATCTGGTTGTTCTGTTTTACAGGCTTGTTTTGGTATCGCAAATACCGGAGGCAAGTTTGACAATGCAACAGGTGAAACTGGTTATAATACATCTGGCGGTGAACATGGAACCGGAGCTAAAGCAGTAAATGCTTTATCTACTAAATTAATTGTAACGACTTCAAATGAAGGAATAACTGAAATAGTAGAATTTAGCAAAGGTAATTTTGTTAATTATGAACAAAAGAAATGTGATAAAAATAAAACAGGATTAACAGTTCAATTTTATCCAGATCCAGAAGTATTAGAAGTTGTTACTTTTGACGGACAAAGAATTAAAACAATGCTACAAGAATTTAGTTATCTTTGTACCGGTCTTAATTTTGTATTTAAAGATAATATTAAAAATGAAGAAGAAACATATTATTCTAATAGAGGATTATATGATTTTCTTGATTATCTTTCAAAAGATAAATTAATTACTGAACCTTTTTATTTTACAAAACAAGAAGGAAAGTTTCAACTTGAAGCTATTATAGGATATAGTTCGTCTTATGGTAGTGCAATAAAAATTTATACTAATAATATTCCGCAAGAAAAAGGAACTCATTTAACTGGTTTTAAAACTGCATGGACTTCTGGATTAAATCAGTTTGCAAGAGGTGCGGGTATCTTTAAAGAAAAAGATAGCAACCTAACTGGTAGTGACCTTGATGAAGGACAGATTCTAATCTTAAACTTTAAAATGATTGATCCTGTATTTAAAGGACAGAACAAAGAGGAATTATCTTCATCAGAAGGAAGAACATATGTTCAGCGATTTACAACAGAAGCTATTAAAGAAAATGAAAATAGTTATAGTAAGAATTTTAAAATAATTATTGAAAAGGCGGTTGCCGCTCGAAAAGCAAGAGAAGCAGCAAAGAAAGCGCGGGATGCTGCAAGAAACGCAGCTCCAAAAAGTAAAAAACAACAATTCTTAAATCTTCCTACAAAACTTGTAGATTGTTGGGGGAAAAATCGTCTTGAATGTGAATTACTAATATCAGAAGGTGACTCTGCCGCAAGTGGATTAATTGAAAGCCGTAATGCAGAAAAAAATGCAGTCTTTCCTATTAGAGGAAAAATAATTGCAGCTTATAAAAATTCTATTGACAAGATTTTTGCTAATCAAGAAGTTCTTAATCTAATTAAGGCAATAGGACTGGAATTAGATTCGCAAAGAAATAAACTTATTTATGATATTAAAAAATTAAGATATGGGAAAATTTTACTTTGTGCAGATGCCGATCCGGATGGCGCTAGTATTAGAAATCTTCTAATCGAAATGTTTTGGTGGCTATGTCCTGAATTAATTTTAAACGGGCATCTTTACACTACAACACCTCCACTTTTTCGTATTACAACAAAGAAAAATGAATACATTTATCTTAAAGATGAAAAAGAATTAGAGGAATATAAGAAAAATCATAAATCAGAAAGTTTTTTAATTAACCGGAATAAAGGGTAAGAGATAGTCTGGCCCTTAGTCGCTTTTCCGCTTATCGGCGGGGTTAAAATTTAATTTTAGCTAACGAGGGAGTCTAAACTGAAAAAATTAGGGTAACACTGGTTAACCGAATTGGTATATTTTTAATATAAGATAACCAATTATATATTTTAACAGCACGATAATCTCGTGGGAAAGGAAATTTTAACAAATGAGCATGGGAATTTATAAATATACAAATAAAATTAATAATAAGATCTATATTGGGTTAAGCCGTAATATTGAACAAAGATATTTTCAACATTTATCGGCTGCGAACTCATAGGAACAATTAAAAGGAATTGATTCTGCTATTCGAAAATATGGAATAGAAAATTTTACTTTTGAAATTATTGAACTGTGTACAGAGCAATAGCTCGATGAAAAAGAAATATTTTGGATTGCTTATTATGACTCTTATAATCAAGGATATAATTTGACAAAAGGTGGAAGAAGTCTTCATGGAGAGAATCATCCAAGAAGCATCTTAACTTAGAAATAGGTATGGAGTATTAGGTAGCAGTATGCTCAAGGGATTCAAAGAAATAAAGTTTTTGCTCCATTTATATAGAAGGGCATAACTGCAAGATGCTTAAAAAAAGTTTGGGATAATGAAACTTGGATTGGTGTTCATAGTGATGTTTACACCTAGGAAAATAAAAATAAGCATAAAAATAATAGCGGTCATTCGGAAGATCAATATGGCAAATCTAGTTTAGATAGAGCAATCAAACAAGCTGATATTGATTTGTGGGTAGCAGAATTCAATTCTGGACTTACAATTAATGCTATTGCTAATAAATACCATAGAGATTATGGAACTATACAAAGATATATTAATAATCCAAAAGAAATTACTCAAGTTCAATATAGAGGCAGAGCAGTCAAAAATATAAATACTGGTCTTATTTTTAATTCTATTAGTAAAGCAGCAAAGTGGGCAGGATGTGGGAGTACAACATTGACACGTCACTTGGCAACGGATAAAATTGCAGGGAAGGTTCCTGACACTCAATAGGATGCTCATTGGATAGAATTATTCTAACCTGTATCGACTATCCTCTTTGTAGAGGAGTACAATTACTATTGATACGTAATTGGAAAAGGCGACCTATTAAAAATATTTAATAGAAGAAATAGTCAGTACCTTTAGAAATAAAGGAGAATATGTAGGCGAACAAGATAGCGAAGAGCTTGCTCAAGCGCTTATCAATGAAGACACAAGAAACATTGCACAAATTGTCGTATCTAATAAAAAAGAAACGGAAGAACTTATTGAAATTCTTCTTGGTCCATCAGTGCCTCCAAGAAGAGAATTCTTATTAAATCATGAAAATGAAGCAAATGTTTTTGATTAAAGGAGAAAGAAATGAATAATAAAACTATAGAATTAACGCAAGAATTGTCTCAAAATTTTCTTGATTTTTCTCATGAAGTTAATTATCAAAGAGCATTTGCTGATGCAAGGGATGGACTTAAACCTGGACAGCGCGCCTGTTTATGGGAAATGTATCAAAAAGGCTATAAAAGTAATAAACCTCATGTTAAATCCGCGAAAATAAGCGGCGGAGTAATCAGTAATTGGTGGCCACATTCGGATGCTGCGATTTATGAAACATTCGCCAGAATGTCTCAATCTTGGATCAATAACATACCTGAGGTTGATTGGCATGGAGCAAATGGTTCTGTCCAAATCAGTGGGGAGCCTGCAGCCAGTCGCTATACTGAAGCAAGATTATCTAAACTTGTTGAAGAAGGAATGTTATTAAATATTAATAAAAATAATGTTCCTATGAAGCCCAATTTTTCTGATGATGAGAAATGGCCAGTTGTTTTCCCTGCAATTTTTCCTCGACTATTAGTAAACGGATGTCAAGGAATCGGAAGTACCATCGCCAATGTTTGGCTTCCTAATTGCTTCTCGGAAGTAGCTCAAGTTATTGAAGAATATTTGACCACAGGTAATATTAATTATAATTTACTTGCTCCCTCTTTTCCAAGTGGCGGAATAATTATTAATAAAAATGATATTAAGACAATTTATACAACAGGAAAAGGAAAAGTGATTCTTCGTGGAAAAGCAGAAATTAAAAACAATATTATTATTATTACAGAAATTCCATATCAAGTATATGTAGAACCTTTAATTGATGAAATTAAAAAATATGCGATAGAAGAAAATAGTAATATTGAAAGCGTATTAAATAAAAGTAGCAAAAAAATTTGCATCGAAGTAGAATGCTCTGGGAATCCAGAATACGTATTACAACAATTATACAAAAAGACTAACTTACAAAAAATTTATAATGCTAATCAATTTGCGCTTACAGAAGATGGAACCCCTAAGTTATTAAATATTGAAGAATATTTAAAAATTTATGTAAAGCATAATATCACTTGCATTTTAAAAGAAACTAAATTTGATTTAGACAAAGCCGAAAATAGGCTTGAAATTGTAAATGGCTTACTTCGCGCTCTTGAAGACATTGATAATATTATCGCATTAATTAAAAAGTCTGAAAGCGCGGCGGCCGCCAAAGAAAACCTAATTGAAAAATATCAGTTTACAGAAAATCAAGCAAAGGCTATTCTTGCGATGAAGCTTTCTTCTCTTGCAAGACTAGAAAAGGTAGAACTTGAACAAGAAGCAGAAGAACTTAAAAACAAAATTAATGATCTTCAAAATATCCTTGCGAATAAAACCCGCCAAAAAGATATTCTTAAAAATAGACTTGCAGATCTTGTAAAAAAGTACGGAGATTCACGCAGAACCGAGCTTTTAAATATTGAAATTCCAAAAGAAGAAAAAGAAGTTGAAGAAATAATCCCAGAAGATGTTGTAGTTATTTTAACTCAAACAGGGGACATTAAACGTATTCCTAAAAATGCTTTTAAAGTTCAAAGAAAAAATGGTAAGGGCGTCAAGAGCAAAGATGAAGCTATAATGTCAACAATAGCAACAAATACTGTTGATAATTTACTTTTGTTTACTAAAAAGGGAAAAATGTTTAAGATCCTTGTTAATGATCTTCCTGTGGGAACTAATGCTTCAAAAGGAACAAATGTCAGATCATTAATTAACTTAGAAGATGATGAAGTCATTGCAATCACGTCACTTGTAAAGAGTACTACTGCAAAATATGTTGTATTCTTTACAAAACAGGGTTTAATGAAAAAGACTTTGCTTGATGAATACACCTCAGTAAAAAAGAGTTGCGGCATTGCAGCAATTAAATTAAAAGAAGGAGATTCTATTGCAAATGTAGAGTTCCTTAATGAAGAAGATGTTTTAGTAATCACTAAGAATGGTATGGCAATTCATTTTGAAAGCAAGAGTGTTAATCCAATAGGAAGAGTAACTGCTGGGGTTAAAGCAATTAAACTTGATGAAGATGATGAAGTAATTGTAGGATTACCAATTCATTCAAATGAAGATGTTATTGGTATTTTCTCAAGTAAGGGATATGGGAAGAAAACTTCAATTAAAGAATTTACAACACAAGTGCGGGGCGGAAAGGGTTTAATTATTTATAAGCCGACTGCTATATATGGTCATGTTGCGGGAGCCACAGCAATTCAGGATTCTAACGCGGTACTCCTAGCTGGTCAACCGTCTTCTATCTGCGTTTCCGCAACAGATATTCCTTTAGCAACAAGAACAAGTTATGGTAATATCATGATTAAATCTAATATTGTTTCTGTTGTGAAAATTTAAATATGGGGCTTACCGCCCCATATTTGCTTTTTATAAAAAATTATATTATAATATAATATAAAATCAAAAAGGAAGAAAAAATAATGACAATTGCAGAAGCTAGTTATAAAATAACAGAACTAATTAAAAAATTAAATACTTACACAGAAGCATATGATAATGGACATCCTCTTGTTTCTGATAAAGAATATGATGATTTATATTTTGAATTAGAATCTTTAGAGAATAAATATAATCTTGTTTATCCTAATTCACCTACTCAAAATATCCATTGGAATATTCTTTCTAAGTTAGAAAAGGTAGAGCATAACCATCCTATGCTGTCTCTTGATAAAACAAAAGATATTGTTGAATTAGCAAAGTTTTTTGGCGGAAAAGAATTTGTTTGTATGTTTAAAATGGATGGTTTAACTCTTTCTCTGCTATACGAAGATGGAGAATTAGTTAGAGCAGAAACCCGCGGCAATGGGACAATAGGAGAAGATGTAACACATAATGCGAAGGTAGTTAAAAATATTCCTCAAAAAATTCCTTGCAAAGAAAGACTAGTTATTGATGGGGAAATCATTTGCCGCAAAGATGATTTCCAAAAGTTTAAAGATGATTATAAAAACCCTCGTAACTTCGCGGCGGGGAGTATTAGACTTCTTAACGCGCATGAATGTGAGGAACGTAATCTAACTTTTGTTGCGTGGGATTTAGTTGAAGGACTGCAAGAAGATGTTGTTAGATTTCAGCAAAAATTATTTAAATTGGCAAATTTAGGCTTTACTGTTGTCCCATATACCATTTCTGATAATGTTGAAGAAGCATTAGATGCAATGGATTTTGAATTAGATTATCATGATATTTATCCTACTGATGGATATGTATTTAAATTTTCTGACCTTGAATATGGAGAAGCTCAAGGTCGTACGGAACATCATAGAAAAAATGCAATCGCGCTGAAGCTATATGATGAAACGTACGAAACAGAGCTTATAAACATTGAGTGGACCATGGGAAGAACATCTCTTCTTACTCCTATTGCTATTTGTAAACCAGTTGAAATTGATGGTGCAGTTATAGAAAGATGTTCTCTTCATAATGTTAGTGTTATGACGGAATTGCTTGGAGAATGTCCATATGTAGGGGAGCCGCTAGAGATCGCAAGAGTGAATCAAATTATTCCTCAAGTATATAAAGCCGGACCTAAATATGATTATTTAACCGTTATTAAAAATAAATTATCTCCATTAAATAAAATTGAATATTGTCCAATTTGTAATTCAAAAGTAGAATACAAAACAAGTTTTGATGGAGTTACTAATGCCTATTGCGGGAACCCCCTATGCGAAGGGGCTCTTATTAATCGACTGGATCATTTCTTTGGAAAGAAATCTCTTGATGTAAAAGGGTTATCAAAAGCAACATTTGAAAAACTTATTGCATGGGGATGGATTGAAAAGATTGAAGATGTCTTTACTCTTGGAGAGAATCATTGCGGCGATTGGATAAATAAGCCTGGGTTTGGTCAAGCATCTGTAATGAAAATTCTTAATGCTATTGACAATGGGAAGAAAACAACTTTATCCGCCTTTATCTCAGCAATTGGAATTCCCCTTATAGGTCAAACTAATGCCAAAGAATTAGCAAAGAAATTTAAAACATATGATGAATTCCGCATAGCAGTTGATGACCCTGATTATTCTTTTACTTCAATTTATGGTTTTGGAATTGAAATGAATAATAGTCTTAAAAAATTTGATTATGCGGAAGCCGATAAATTAGTTACTTATCTTACTTTTGATATGCCCGCCGCAACAGAAAATGGGAACAGCCTTACAGGAATGAATATAGTTATCACAGGCAAATTATCTACAAATAGAGATAGCTTTAAAAAACTTATAGAAGAACATGGCGGGAAGGTGACTTCCGCAATTAGCTCAAAAACTTCGTTGCTTATTAATAATGATATCAATAGTACAAGTTCTAAAAACAAAACTGCGAAAGAGCTTGGGATTCCTATTGTGTCTGAACAGCAGTTTATTAACGACTATCTTTGATAACTTTAAAAATTTTTAGTATAATAAAATGTAATAAAAAATTAAAAGTTAAAAATGCTTTTTGACTTTTTAAAAATTTTTTAGTATAATAAAATAGATGATAAAGAAGAAATAAAAATTCATCGAAAAAATATTTTTTAAATTAAAAGGAGAAAAGAAAAATGCTTAAGGAAAATAGTAGACTTGTTTATGATTTTGTGAAGAACCATGATGGTGAAGATTTTACGGCTCAGGACATTGCTGATGCTACCGGTCTCGGCGTGAAGACTGTAAATGGCATTGTTACCTCTGCTTTCCAGAGACACAAGGATAAGGATAAGAATGAGGTTCCGCTGATGATTCGTGTCCCTGCGGAAATTGAAGATCCTGTTACCAAGCTTCATAAGGCTGTTAAGTTCATTCAGCTTACGCCCGAGGGACGCGCTTTCAATCCCGACGAAGACTAATATAAGAGCTGTATTTAAATAAGGGGTAGGTACTAATATATCTACCCTTTATTTTACGACTAATATGATGACATTAATTATTTCAATTATATTTATATTTTTAGGTTTATGTGCAATTGCGATAGGTTTTGTTTTGTTTTATAAAGCAAATCAATTAAAAATTTAGCATGACTAGTAGCAATAGTTAATAAATCAACATTTAAGAGACGAAACCAAATCATGGCAAAATGCTTTATATGAAGCACAGGTATAGTATAATAAAAATAAAGAATAGTTATAGAAAAGCAATGACATTTGGAAGAAAAATAAAGAAGAAGAACTACAAACTTGGCTAACTGAAAAACAAAATTATTATCAACAAAGAGCGCAAAGTTCATAGGCATATTCTGAATAGCGTATTGAATAGGCAAACCAACAATTTAAAATGTATCAAGAGTAGATTCAAAAAGAAAAAGAAGCTGCTAATAAAGAATTGGAAAAAATTAAATCTTCTCTTACCGCGGGAATCGAAGCTAATTTAAGATAGCAATAGAAAAAAGAAAAAATTAATTTTTATAAAATATCTATTAATGAAGCAGATATGGCAGACATCCAAATGCTAGAAAATTTAAAGCTATCTTTTAGAAAACCTGTTGTTCTAAGTAAACTTATATGGTCACAGTATTTTCAAAAACAAGTTACTTAGTTATGCGATAGACTTACTGGTAAGAAAACTATTTGTGGTATTTATAAAATTACAGACTTGCTTACATAGCAATGTTACATCGGGCAAAGCGTGGATATAAGCTAGCGCTTTAAATCCCATTGCAAATGCGGGCTTGGGATAGATGCTCCTGCAACCAATAAATTATATAATACAATGCAAAAAGATAAATTATGGAATTTTACTTTTGAAATATTAGAAGAGTGCCCACGCGAGCAACTAAATGAGAAAGAGGCATTTTGGATCAATATGTATCAAAGCAATGTTTTTGGTATGAATGGGAATAAAGGAGTAAATAAATGAAATTTGAAAATACAGAGGTTTGGGGATTTTAGGCCGCTCTTCGTGGGATGAGAAATCCTAAAAATAGTTGGTAGAAAAATGATACTATTATTTATGATGAAGACACCTCTTCTTTTGATGAAGGACAAAATCTTGGTAATACTCCAATGTGTGTATATATCGGCCCGAATGATATGAAACTTGCTCAAACCCTTATTAAAGCTGGACCCGAACATAGAAAATTTCTTAGACAAATTTTTGTTACTGTTGATATTACAGCTCCACTTTATTGGTATTAAGATCTACTTCTTTCTGCCAATGAAATGCTTTTCCTACTTATCGGTAGGGGTCACTAATATTTAGTGGCTAACGGGGAACCACCCATTGGAATCCCGTGGGAAACTTTTATAAATTATTAAAATTTTTGGTCAAAATCAAATTATTCGTATCCTCTATTTTTTATATATATTAGAAACAAATAGGAGGATTATTATTATGAAAGAAAAACAGGTAAGACAATCAAAGCCGAGAGTTGATTTAACTGGTAAAAAATTTGGAAAATTAACTCCGTTATATTATATAAAAGGCGGTAAATGGCATTGTAAATGTGACTGCGGAAATGAATGTGATGTAGACACAAGAAATTTAAATAGTAATCATACTCAATCTTGTGGCTGTTTAGTTAAAGAAAAAGCAGCTAACAATGCTATAAATATGATAGGCTATGAAGATGATAATTTCAAAGTTTTAGAACGAGATGGTTCATCACCTCAAGGAATTGCTTATTGGAAATGTTTATGCAAACATTGTGGAAATATTTTCACCACAAAAGGTAGTAACATTCGTTCTGTTGGAATTCAATCTTGTGGTTGTCAACATTCTAAAGGTGAACAAAAAATTACAAAAATGTTAATTGATGAAGGATGCACTTTTTCGACTCAATATACCTTTCCTGATTTAATTGGAGTAGGCGGAGGTAGATTAAGATTTGATTTTGCCATCTTTTTAAATAATCAGTTAGATTGTCTTATAGAATATAATGGCTTACAACATTATGAAAAACCTCAAGGAAAATGGGGTGAAGAGTGGGAAAAATTAATTGAGAATGATAAAAGAAAAAAAGAATACTGTGAAAAACATTGTATTCCATTAAAAGTTATAAAATATGACCAGGATTTTACAATTTTAGATTTAATATAATTTATAAAAGAACCTGTAGAGACTATCCCCTATGCCTTATAGGGCGGGGGAGTAGGGGTATTATTGATACGTACCTAGGTTTTAGGAAACGAAGCCTATGAAAACCGAAATGGCATCCTCTTATATAAGAGTAAAAGATAGTCCAAAAATGGGAAAGAAATGGACACTTATAAAATCGGCACAGTCGCTAATAGTACGTCAACTATGCATAAGTTAACAAGCAAACCAATCACCCTTGATTGTTTTGAGACAGATGATTTTAATTCAGATTTAGTTTATTATACTGAACCAAATCCATATTCTGATGTTTATATTGAAATGGAAAATACAACAGGTATGCTGTCTGATATTATAATTGAACAACTTGAATTTCTTCGTCAAAAATATCTTGAAACAAAAGATAAGAAATATTGGAAATAGCTTGTGCGGTGGCTTCCTTAGGGATGGCTTCAGACTAGAACTTGGACAGCAAATTATGAAGTCATTCGAACTATGGTTCATCAACGATAGATGCATAAATTAAATTAGTGGAGCGGTTTAGATGATCCATCTAAAAATAATTTTATAAAATGGGCTAAATCATTACCCTATGCTAATGAATTTATTTTTAATTGAAAAATAAAAAATAAAATGTTATAATATAATTATAAAATGAAAATTATGTTATAGAGGAATAAAAAATGAAGCTTGAAGGAAATAGAAAAGAAAAGTTTATACAAATGCTTGAAAAAG